GGGGCAGTCTAGCTGCACAGGGGCAGTCTAGCTGCACAGGGGCAGTCTAGCTGCACAGGGGCAGTCTAGCTGCACAGGGGCAGTCGAAGTTATAACACTATGTGGTGAGGAGCTTCCTAGCGATTATGACATTTCTGATGCTGTTATAATTGATGGCGATATTCATTGTCGTAGTATCAGTTGTAATGGCATTGTTGTTTGTAAAGGTTCTTATACCGTTATAGAGGAAGGGGGTGATTATGGGTCACTCTAACGGTAAAATCACCGCACCTGTAGGGTTGGATAGTGATGTATATCCTACCTTAGGCATCGGTCCTACTAGTAACGGTTATGATTTGGGATATGCTTGTCTTAGCGAAAAAATTAATATGTGGAGTTATATAAAACCCAAAGAAGCGTCTAGCCCTTCATTTGACAACGCTAGTTTACCTGGTATAATTTATGATTCTGTAAATAAGAAATGGCATTTATAACTAATTAAACACTATTTAACTGAATTATTTATGCCATAATTTAATTTATAGTTATATTTGCAATATGAAACGAGCATATAAATATAGACTTAATCCTACTCCTGAGCAGATTGTTTTCTTCAATAAATCTTTCGGGTGTTGTAGGTTTGTGTATAACTATATGCTCGGCAAACGTATAGAAGCGTATCAGCGTGACAAGACGAAGATAGGATGGGTTGAACTGGCTAAGATGCTTACAGAGCTTAAAAAGGAAGATGGAAAGGAATGGCTTTCGGAAGTATCAAACGAGTGTCTGCAACAATCCATAAGAAATATGGACAGCGCGTTCGTGAAGTTCTTCCGTGAAAAGGCAGGCTTCCCAAATTTCAAGGCGAAGCATTACAGCCGACAGTCATACAAGGCTATAAATTCGGTGTCTGTTGACCTTGATAACAATAAGGTAAGACTTCCAAAGATTGGATGGGTTAAATTCTTTCCAAACAGGAAGTTTGACGGTAAAGTATGCTCTGCCACGGTAAGCAAGACGCCAACGGGTAAATATTTCATTTCTGTCCTTGTTGACGATGGAAAGGAAATACCTGTAAAGCCTGCTGTCAGATATGATACGTCTATCGGTATAGATGTCGGTATAAAGGATTTTGCAGTTTGTTCGAACGGTGATGTGTATGCCAATCCCAAATATCTTGAGAAATCGGAAGCAAGGCTAAAGGTGTTGCAAAGAAGATTCTCAAAGACAAAGAAAGGTTCTAACCGAAGAGAATGGGCAAGAAAAATCCTGGCAAGACAGTATGAGAAGGTTTCCAACCAACGCAACAATTTCCTGCATCAAGTCACATCAAAGATTGTCCGTGAAAACCAAACGATAATCATTGAGGATTTGAATGTAAAGGGTATGTTGAAAAACCACCGTCTTGCAAAATCCATATCATCCGTTTCATGGAGCGAGTTTTTCCGACAGCTTGAATACAAGTGCGAATGGTATGGACGCAACCTTATACGTATCGGACGTTTTGAAGCAAGTTCCAAGACGTGTATATGCGGATACGTTAATAGTGAATTGAAACTAAGTGACCGTGAATGGGTTTGCCCGAAATGCGGAAGGCACAATGATCGTGACATTCTCGCTTCGGTGAACATCAAACGGTTCGGACTAATATCACCCTTGGTAGAAGGGGATGAGGACGTGGAGTGGTCGACGGTAGTCGGGGCAGTGAAGCGTCAATATGTACGTGTATAAACGTATATAAATACCTGCAGATTGAACATTACAAATAACACTTCTAGTGATTACGTTGCTTCATCCGGCAGACCATACGCTAGATATAGATGGAGGGCGAAAGATGGATCTTATACAGGTCAATGGTCAGGTAATATATTGATGCCTTCGTGCACAAATATTCCTAAATCATTTACTCGTAATGATGTGGTTGATGCTGGTAATCCACCGTCTTATGGTAATGTTACTCAATGGTATGTTGATTATCAAGTTATTATGTATTGAATACTGGATATAATATACACAAGCAATGGGCATGGAACGGCAGCTTAGGTCTGTCTGTGTGTATTCTGTATTGCTCGTCAATGCAGAACTGGCATGGATTTTTAGACGTTACTGCTGTCCTCCATCCCTTGAAATTTGGAATGTTTTTCCATGAGTTGTAATTTGCTTCATTGAAAATTCCTAGAATCATCTGTTGCTCTATAACATACAACTGGCTTATACCATTTGTGGCATATCCTCTCCCATAGTGTTTCTGTTTGCTTGGCGGAATAAATGATACATTATATGGTGATGATATGTTGTTCCATATCTTCTTTTGAACATCATCTGTTATTTTCTCTATATTGTTCGTTTTTATGGACAGTAATGTATTGGCAAGATATACTTCAACAACAGCGCGGAATCTGTTTGTATTTGTGTTTATTCTCTGCTTTGTTGTTTCTCCACCGTATGTCCTTTCCATGTATTCCTTAATACCGTTGTCCGTCATTGAAATATACTCCCATCCAAGATCATCGTTTAATTCGAGTGACAGTTTATTGCTTTCCAATACATATTGGTATATGTCGTTATATATATCCTCGCGGAACTTTTTGGTCAGTTCCAGCACTTTTTCTTTTTGGCTATCCGGGAGTTTTGATATTGACTTAAACGATTTAGCCCCTGCCAAAAGAAATACGGCTAGAAGGTCTTTAGAAAACTTCTCCGCACGCTCTCTGGTTGACGATTTTATACCGTTTGCAAGTCTTTTTACCTGGAAGTAATAGTCTGCAATCTTAGATGTTTCTTCTTTGTTGATCATTGGCTTCTACTCTTTCTGTTATACCGTTTGCTACCATGTTTATCATCAAACTCTTGAAATCACTTTGGCTGTAAACTTTTTGCCCGATTGATGCTAGAGTTTGAAAGATTACAATTTGATTCTCATACAAAACCTTTTGGTTCTGTATGATAGCGTCAAGTTTCGATAATATTTCTCTTTCGTTGTCCATAGTGCAAAGGTATGTATTAGACTTTAATTTACCATACAAATTAATATAAATCAGAAACCTAGTATTGGATTTTTCCCTCCATTGTTTCTTCTTATAGCTTCTCCTGCTTCTTTTATCTCCTTTTTCTTCTTGATTATACATTCTTTTTCTTCAAGCGTAAAATTCATAGATATACATTTACGCATATAATTACGGAATTGTTTTATTTCATTGGGTGTCATTGTACAAATCATATATTATGTGTTTATGTATGATGTAACAAAAAAGGCAACAGTGAAGATTCACATCTGCCTGCTGCCAAAGTAAAAACATCGTAATGGTTCATTTATTGTTATACAAAGAAACAAAAAATATGGTATTTTTGCAATAATAAAATGTATAAATATTGTTAATTGTTTTGCAATACCTACTTTTTTTGTACATTTGCAATGTATCAATAAATAAAAAGGCATTTATAACCAATTAAACACTATTTAACAAAATTAGTATCACCCTTGGTAGAAGGGGTTGGGGGCGTGGAGTGGTCGGCAGTAGTCGGGACGGTGAAACGTCAATATGTATGTGTATAATTAATCATATATAATTACCTCATGGAACTATTAGTAGAAAGAAAATGGTGTAAGCCTGATTATACTATAGGGCGTTTGTATATTAATGGTGAGTTTTTCAGTAATACGCTTGAAGATCGAATCGTTGACGTGAATAAGAACGGAGTTTTTGATGGGAACGAGAAGAAGGTTTATGGAGAATCTGCCATACCTTACGGTAGATACCAGGTGATATACAACTGGTCCCCAAAATTCGGACGTAATATGCCAAGATTGTTGAATGTTCCTCATTTTGAGGGTATTCTTTTTCACTCTGGGAATACAGCAAAGGATTCTGCCGGGTGTATCCTTGTTGGTAACAATACATCAAAAGGCAGACTTACCGAATCACGTTATACATCTGACAAGTTGAACAAGTTGATTGACGATGCAATAAAGCGTGGCGAACAGGTTTGGGTTACGATAAAGTGATCAATTATACGTTAAAGGAAATATAGGAGCGATATTTTTGTCGCTCCTTGTTTTTTTAGTAATAATAGATTATGTACAGTGCTATACTATTCTCGCCAATTTTCCATCGGACGGTTTTCCGCCAAACAGGTGATTGATGTATGCAAGACCTTTTTGTGTGCATAGAACAACCATCACGACAAAACCTGGGTGATTCTCTCTTGGAATAGGTTTTTCTTTCATCTCGAAATACCCAGCATCAATATATTTCTGTTTTGGTTCGTTCCTGTTAGCAAAGAATACTCCTGCTTCACGAAGTTTTTTGAACAAAGAGTTTCTCCCAAAAGGCAATCCAAGTATCTTTGCCGCCTGTCCTATATCGCACTTGCCTTCCATTGCAAAGGCTTTGTCGGCGAAGTCCGCTTTGGGCTGAATTTTGGCAATCTTGGCATCTTTTTGTTCGATTTGCTTTTTCTGTTGCTCCGATTCAATGCGCAACCGTTCTTTCTCCTTTTCAGAAGCTACCAAAGCTTCCAAGGCTTCAAGATAGGTTTGCGGAGTTTGGATAGCCTTTTTCTCATTTTCGAGATATTCAAGACGGTCTATGATTTTTTCACGTAGAACTGCATCGTAGCCCGAAGCGAGAATAAGACAACCTTTCGGAGTTAGATTAAATAGAGGTCTTTCTTGACCGTTAGCGTCTGTGTATGAGCCCAATCCAAAATTGGATTCGGCTACACCTTGCGATAATAGATTGCGAATATCACGCATAACATGGGCATGTTGTTTACCCGTGACCTCTGCTATTTCAAGGGAGGTCATACCTTTTTGATTTGGAATTAAACTTTCCATACTTACTATTGTTTGGCATTATAATTATAGACAGAAAAACGGCTGCCATTTCCCGTGTCGCCAAACAATAGTAAGATTTTCTCCGAAGAGGAAATATTACGCAGGAAAGACAGCCGTGTATTTTCATACAAGCGATTGGGCATAAAAAAAGCCCAGCTAATATAGTGAGCTATAACCGTGCTCTACGGAGAAAGAATACTTTACTATTGTTTGGCACCACAAAGTTACAACAATTCCTTAAACTACCAAACGAAAACAATATTTTTTTGAAGGCTTTATCGGCGAAGTCGGCTTTCGGCTGGAGCTTGGAATTTTGCTGTTCAAGACACTTAATCTTTTCCTCCGCAATCTCTATACGTTTCTGTAGAATCTGCTGGGAGCGCATCAAGATGTAATCATCATCCTTTAGTAGGGCTTCCCGTCTGTTGAACTCATTGATGAATCTTTCCTTAAACTCTCCGGCTTTTACCCCAGTGTAGCCCATGACAAGGAAACTAAAACCGTCCTTTGTCATTTCATAAGCGGTCTGTTCTCGATTTCTACTATCGATGTAGGTAATAACGCCAAAATTGGCGGCATTAAAACTCGCTGAGCATGAAAGACTTTCAATGTCTCTGACTACTTTACTATGTTCTTTCCCGAACACTTCCGCAACAAGTAACGAAGTAGTCACATCGTTGCCGTTGCTGTTTTGAAATACTAATTCTGCCATAATCTGTGAACATTTAAGATTATAAGAAATTATATGTGGCAACTTTATCAAAAAGAAAGCGGTTGCACTTTACGCTGTTCACAGATGGCGCATTCGCTACGAGAGCAAATACTATAATCTTACGTAAAGGCAACCGCCAATATCCAATAAGGGCATAAAAAAAGCCCATGTATGATATGAGCAACTTAACCGCTTGCTTAACGTAACGAATGCAATCGTCATCTGTGAACGGTACAAAGTTACGCAAACTTTCCATACTACCAAACGAAAACAATATTTTTTTGAAGGCTGCGTCGGCGAAGTCCGCTTTGGGCTGTAGTTTTTCTATTTGTTTCTGCTGCTTTTTATTTTCCAAAGCCAATCGTTCTTTTTCCTCTTCGGCTTGTATAACCATTAATGCAAGCTCCTTTCGGGAAAGTTCATGCTTGTTTTCCTCACATGCGATAAAATATTTTCTAGCTTGCCTTCCCCGTTCGTTGTTCTCAATCATGGATAGCTCTTTTGCCATACTGATTGATAGAGCATATTCGATTCGTTTAGTAGCTCCTATTTCTCGCTCCACAATTTCGGTGAATGATTGAAAATCAACACCTTCAATAAAATCATAAGATTTAATACGATCTTTAATCCCTTTTACTTTCAAGGAAAGAATGCAAATCACGTGCATTAACGGCTCTCTTACCGTTATTATCACTAATAGGAATAAGTTCATTCGTTGTGACGTTCATATTTTAACGAATTGTGATAAAAAGAAACCCTCCGTAGGTGTGAACGTCACAACATACGCAGGGCATAGAAGTCGCAGATTGTTTCCTTTCTGCCACCTTAGAGGGATTCTTAATATCTTGTACAAAATCTGTTCGATTTATTTTGCCAAATATTATTATGTTATGACGTTCACCACAAAGAAAAGCATAATTTTTTATATATCAAAACTTGTGGTGTGATTTTTTTCACATCAATCCAAGTACCATACCGACTGCTCCCCAGAATACATCTCTCCATTCGGGTACTCCTTGTCTAAGCCACTTATCGTAGACGATTTCTTTCCCTACAAGAATAAACAAGGTTAGTGCTATTGCTGTCCATACGGAGAAAAACCATTGCGCCACGCTCACTACAAGTATTCCTGCAATGAGGTGTTCCATTCCGTCAACTCTCAAATTGTTAAGGCATATATAGTCCAATGCCCTTCTGATTTTTCTTAGAAAGTTTGTAAATTTTACCATAGTTTAGCTGTTTTCGTTGTTTTCATTGTTTTCATTATTTTCCTCTATCACCCTAGCTTCCATATCGTTTAATCTCCTGTCTTGTTCGTCCATTCTATCATCTTCGTTATTTGCTGAGAAATCGCTTTCTTCTCTTGCTGTCTGTAATGATATTATTCGGGAGTTTACAAGTTGAACGAGTGTATTGTTCCATTCAGAGAAGTCTATGTATGAGTATGGCTCTATGGTAGCGTTTATTCTTAGAGCGTTATAACCTGTTGCGTCACCTTCCATTACTCCTACGTAGTATTTGAATATATTGGCCATGTCATTTATGGCTGTATTCATCATTTGTGCATCACTTCTCGCCCATTCCATTTCCGGCTCGTAATACATTGCCGTTGTTCCAGTAGGTCTGTCACCTGACGATGATTGCATTGGCGGAACGACACCGCTTCCGTCAAGTATCCCGTTGTATATGTTATCTATTTCGGTGAAAAGTGAGTTTGAAGCGTCCATCTTACCCATGAACTGTGCATCATCTTCTGCTCCTACACGTAAAATGGAAGTTCCTCCCAATCCGTTTCTTTGAATGTTTATTCTTCCGTTTGTCTTGATAAGTAGCATTTGGAATGCCTGTCGTGTGTTGTATTCTCCTATCATGGACATTAAGAACTCGAAATCGTCTATCAAGTCCTGTACTGCCCCCCAAAATGGAAGTTCAAGCCGTAGATATACTACAGGTATAAATCCCAGGTTATGGAATTGATGCAGTTGTATGATATTTCCGTTTTCGTCAATATCCGTTGCTATATCTCCGTTGGAATCAAGCGTGTAAAACTCATCTTTAGTCCATACATCGACAAGTGTGTCTGTATGCTCTTCTCCATCAGCCGAGATATATGTGGTTGTATATTCCCTTGCGAAAGCTATTCTTTCCCCTCTTCTGTTTTTATGTTCATACAGTATATCTCCTTTTGAGTAGCTGAAAGACCTGTATTTTATCTCGTCCTTATCCTTATATATATATATGGCAGCATCTCCTACCTTTCCGGCTTCGCTTATAAGTTCAAACTTGGCTGTTTCCATGAGAGAATCAGTCCAGTATTCCTTGTATGTTGTCAGCTTATCCCTGTTCTGCTGGTTTGACGCGCTTTTCTTTATCTGAAATTTAAGAGGATTGGTACACAGGTGTGATACCCTTTTCTTGTGTATCATCCTTTGAAGAGGAAATGCTCGTCTTTGCAGTACGTAGGGAGTTGATGTCGATTTCTTTTTCCTTTTCTGAGCACCTACATTCGCGCTTTCATCATCCGATGATGTGGAATCCTCGTCTGACGGGATACTGTCTTTCCAGTCGGGTCTGTTATGTATATAATGTCCTGATGTATCCCATTGCGCTAGGAAATCATCCTGTGACATATATTTGTATATCAAAGTGGAGCGTCTTGGCTTTTTCTTTGTTCCTCCACCTCTTCCATCGTCACATCTTGACGGAAGTGCCACTTTGAACGGTTCTTTTCGTAATAAAACGTCTAATTTTAAAATTTCCATAGGTAATTATAAATATTTTAATTCATCCATTATATCGTTAGGTATGTCAATCATTACATCGCATATATCAAAATATGTCCTGTATAAAAATGTTCCTTCTATCAAGTCGGGCGAGCATCCTACAATCTTTTTTGCTTCCTGTTTTTTCAGCAGTCTTAGTTTCCCGTTTTCCCTTTCCACGTCACGTCTTATTGCTCTTCTCTGGTCCATCAGTGCTTCCCGTATTGTTTTGTTCACATACGGTTTTTCGAGAAGTTCCGGGTTTATACTGAATCCGCAATATCCTAGGTTTGTTCCTTTTATACGTGTTACCATCTCATCGGCAAGCTGTGCCCTTAGATCGAAATAGAATCTTACAGGCTGATCATCCTTGCTTTTGTCTAGTCTTTTCGGAACGCCTCTAAGTATTGCCAGGCTTTCGGGAAATGCGTCACGGAATGTAGGTGCTCCAAGACCGTCAAATGCCAGTCTGTTTTCACCGATTCCCCATTTCCGTAGATTGTTTCTTACCCATCGGTTCAAATCCCTAGGCTTTAATGTGTTTGACCATTCTAGGTCTTGTAAGTGATGTCCTATGAAGTGCCCCATTACACAAACGTCACCAAGACCGTATGCTATATCCAGTGTAGCACATTCAAAATAATCGTCAAACACAGGCTGAGATGAGAACATTTCCTCCATTTCGTCACGGGTTATCCACTCGTTTCCCCCTTTTATCAGCTTCCATGAACCTAATGCGTTTATGGATACTTCCTGTGCTGTTCCTCCAAGGTTTTTCTGATAGTCGGGATTGGAAGCCATAAGTATCTTGTTATCTTCCAGACCGGAAGCTATAAAGGTTATGCTCTTGATGTATCTTTTACAGTTTGTTTCGTCAATTTTGGTATTTTTACCGAATCTTGCGATGATATAATCTTTTGCCTGAGCAAATACTTCTTGTGGGCTGTCACCCCATGCTGTTTCATGTATAGTATCTCCATATTGAAAGAAATATCTTACCTTTCCCGATCTTTCTGGAATTGCTATTCCGTCATCGTCCACCCACCATGATACCAGTGCTCTCCAGAAATCGCTGTACGGGTTTGGATTGCACGCGCCTGTAAGACTTGTTCTTAGTCCTGATGATGAACGCAATACCGTTTGAAGGTAGTTTATGATAGGTTCTGTTGCCTGTGAGCACTCGTCTATCGCCACCTTCACAACGTTACCACCCTGTTGTCTGTCCTTAAATTCATTTATGCCTTTTTCTCCCGACAAGCAGGCATCCCCGAAATAATCGTATCGTATTTCACCTCCTGCGTCAAGTCTTGAAAGGCGTTTTGAATCAATATACTCACCATAAGGTTCAACCATCTTTGAAACCACTTTAAGAATACCGTCCGCTTTTTCTGCGGATGTCTTGTCCTTACGGAAAACAAGTGCGGAAAATGACGGGTGGTTGCATGAACTCAGTATATCCATTCCAAGGCATACGGATTTTCCTCCCCCACGATTCCCGTGAAGTATCTTTATTCCTGCCCTGTTCCTTAGAAATGCCTCCTGTGAACCTTTCTGTGGGGCAAGCATATTTACCTTGTACCCCTTGCTTCTTCTGTCCTCTATATATCTTTGGACGAAATCAAGGCTTTTATATGGTATGATTCCCCTTTTGCCATATCGTTTCAGCGATTTGACAACATCTTTAGTCTTTAATCCTCGGTATTTTAAGTCAATTTCTTCCATCGTTTTCTATGTATCCCGCAAATATAATATTTTTTTAAATATTTTTTTGCTTATACACATTTTTTAACTACATTTGCATCGGTAAGAGGTACTTACTGTGCGCAAAGGTCTTGTGCATGAATCACATAAAAAAAAATAAATAGTATATGGATGAAAATGTAAAAGTCATTTTTGAAGGTATCAAGAATGCGTTGGGAGAAAGTAGCTCCGTTATTACAGATCGTACAATCGAACAGACAATTAATGAGTTCTCAGCGTTCGCACCGCAGGAAAATGCGGAAAAGTTCTGGAATGAAAGTGTTGTGAATCATTTAAAGAACACTGTGGCAGGTCAGGTAAGAGCGTTTGCGTCTGATAAGCGCAAAGAGTGGGATACAATCAAGGAACAGGAGATATCCAACTTGAAAAAGGAATGGGAAAAATCACATTCTGCACCACAACCTACACCAGCACCGCAACCGCAACCACAACCTACACCGACACCAGCACCCGAACCGAAACCGTTTGAGTTGCCCGATGATGTCAAGGCTAAACTTGAAGAGTTTGAAAAGTTCAAGAAAGATTTTGAAGCTAAAGAGCAGGAGGAAAAGCAGAAGCAGATTGTAACTGAAAAGCGCAAGAAGCTGTCTGATTTGATTAAACGCCCGGAAGCGGGTATGCCTAACGAGTTGTTGCGCAACATCATTTTTGAGAACATTCAGATTTCGCCCGAAGAGGAAGATACAAGCATTCTTCTGAAAATACAGGGAAAGTACAATGAAACGTGTACTAAATACACAAAGGATGGCATTAATCCTTTTATCTCTGACAAGGGTGGTTCTAGCGATGTAAAGTCATTCATAGATAGAAAGAGAGAAGAAGATAAGGCTAACAAGGAAAACAACATTGTCAGCCGATATTACAGTAAAATTAACAAATAGTTTTTTTAATTATGAAAGCAGGAGTTCTTGCAACAAGTTATAGTAAGATTGGTGGCGCAAGACATATCTTTTCTAATGATACGTCTTTGCACGTACTGTTGGTAGGATGTAACGTTTCAGTAGAACGTATGCCTACAGTTGGGAACAAACTTCCGGCTGGTACCATGATTAAATGTGATTCCTCAAAGCAGAATGGCGGTGACATTCACTATTCATTCAGAATGTACGAGAAATCGGATTCTGGTGCTACGGTAAAAGTTGAAAAAATCATGGGTAATACAGTTGCCAAGGTTGGCATGGTTGTCGGTAAAGCACCTACTACTGCCGCAGGTACTACAACTGGTTATACCATTAACGCTATTGATTCGTCTCATGACGAATATGACATCCTTACATTGTCTGGGGATGCAGATAAATTGGAATTGACCGATATTTTGGTTGAAGTTACACAGGTTGGTGCTAGCGCAAAATTCAAGGTTATTCCTAATGCTATCCTGCCTTATGATGTTGACACCATTCCCGGTGCCACTCTCTATCCTTTCAACGGTGCATGGATGGTGACAAGTGAGATTTTGGAAAAACGCATTCCGCCCGTAGCTTCGGCAATCAAAAAGGCGATGAAGGATGATGAATCATATCCTTGCGTTTTCCGTTACACATTGTATAACTAATTAAATTTTTTCGTTTTATGCAAAGATCGACATTTAGTTTCTATGATTGGCATTTCTCTGGGGAGATGCAGGAACTTATGGATTATGCCAATCAGAAATTTGATAACGAAAACTGGAGAAGCTACGGAGATTGGGATGTTCCTCAGATGAGTAAATCATGGAATGTCATGGTTGACGAATACACACAGGCTACCCGTCCTGTAATGCTGGCTCCTTTGGCTGAAAAGCCTATTATGGACACTACTGGATTTGAATGGTATTCGGGCCGTATTCCGAAGATGGGTCACGCCATTCAGTTTATGGAAACCGATATTCAGGAGTTCTATGAACTTGACATTCCGCAAGGTGCATTGCTTGACAAGATCCGTGAGAAGTGGTTCACAAAGATGGAAGCGTGTATTCAAGGTTTCCATACCGAGTTGAACTGTATGACTTATCAGGCTCTTTCTACAGGTATGCTTAACTATACAGCCAGTGGTACTAACTCAATTCCTGTTCAGATCGACTATCGTGTTCCTGCAAAACATAAGTTGAAAGCGTTAAAACAGAAATGGTTTAGCGATACAGACTGGACACCGAACGAGAACGCTGATCCTATTAAAGACCTTCAAAGAATGTGCAAGATTGCCGACAATGACAGTATGCCATACGATCATTTTGAAATGTCAAAGGATTTGTATGATAATTTCTTGATGCACCCGAAAGTGACAGCAGCAGTACAGGCACGTCTTGTTCCTGCCGCAGCATCTACTACAATCTATCCTATGAACAATCAGGAAATTGTTGATGTGCTGATGAAGGTATTCTCTATTCCTGTAATTATTCCTGTTGATGAGAAATCAAAATGGAACAAACTCGGTGTGATTGAGGAAGCCAAACCGTCTTTTGAAAAGAACACCGTTGTTCTTGTTCAGAGCGGTCAGTTCTTCCGTATCAAGAACTCACCGTCAATGTATTTGCAGGATACCAACCCGGCTGTACGTATTTCTTCTTTGGAAGGCGGACGTATCGCGTTCTTGCATCAGTATTCTTCTGAACCGTATGCTGAGAAGAGTTCAGGTGAGTTGTGGGCATGTCCTGTGATGAAGAATCCGAACAACCTTATCATTATGAAGGTTGACGAACAGTCAACTACGGGATTGTAAAAAGTTGAACCATGAAGGTCATTATTGATATAAATGGCGAAGGCACAGCAAAGGGCGCAGGGGAGTATTTCATTGGAGATACTCTCACGCTCCAAGCTATTCCCGAAGAAAGTGTTGAATTTGGATACTGGCTTATTGCCGACAATGAAACATTGAAGCCGGAGGATAGACTGAAAGTTTCGGATAATCCGTTCACTATTCAAGTTACCCCTCAGATAACAGCAAAGGGTAACATGAAGGTGGAAGCATATTTCTATATGTCTATGCGTGAATATCTGAAAGCACAGATTGACTATGAGTTGAAAAACACATCATATATCAGTGTTGCCCAGAAATGGGGATTTCGTTTGTCTGATGACAGCCGTGAAACGTCTGAGATGAAGAAGGATCTGGCTTATGCTGATTTGTTGCTCATTGTTTGTACTGCCCCTTCAACGATACAGGGAAAGACAAAGAAAGCCGGGAACTGGTCAATTACCGACACAAGCAAGACTATTTCTATCAATGACAAGAAAAGATTGGAGCAACGCGCAAAGGATTTATACGCCAAATGGGGTTTGAATTTGGATGTTGGAACAGATGTTGAAATAACTAGATTAAGATGGTAGTATGGGAAAGAGTATTTTAGGTGAGGATATGTTTCCTGATATGGTGAGAATTTATCAGAACAAGAACAGTTCGGATAAATATCAGACCACCCCGTATTGGGAGATGATATACGAAGGAAGGGCAAACATACAGGAAAAGGATACTGGTTCGGAAACGAATGATGTTGACAAGTCCGAATATGCTGCCTACCTAGAAGATAACGATGTAACCATACCTTCCGGGTGTCTGTTGGATTGGCAGAATTTCAACCATCCGTTTTCGGACAACAGTAATAGCTGGCGTGAGATAAAGAAACCTCCATTTAACAATATGGAATTTGGTACGGTGATATACTTTAACCAAATAGAAAACTAGAATACTATGACAATCAATTGGACGGAAATAATACTTGCTTTGTTGGGTACAAATGGCATAACCCTTCTAACTTCAATGTTAATGTTTAAGCAGAAGAAGGAAAAGATGGAAACTGAAATTGATTCTTCTACCTTGGACAATCTTGAAAAGGGGTTTGCTATTCAGGGTGCTCAGTTGAAGAAGGCGCAAGAGGAAATTTTGAGTTATCAGCAATCTCTCCACAATGCTTATCAGAAGATACAGGAGCTTTACAATGAACTGAATGATATTAAAACAGAACTGAAATGCGCTAAAGATGATCGAGATTTGCTAAAAAAGCAGATTGAGAAACTGAGTAAACCAGTAACAAGAAAGACAAGTACAAAAAATGCAGGCAAATAACAACGATAAAGTATTGAAAGAGTTTGGTAGTAATGTCCAGCTTGCCTTGGATGCTTCTATCATGCAGTTCATGGAGGATATTGCCACGAATGTCATGGATGATATAAAAGACTTGGAGGGCTTTACCAACCAAACTTTCAATCTTGAAGATAGTTATGGATGTGGCATTTACAAAGATGGGGTCCTAAAGAAGATTGTGTGGGCAAATGCAACGAAAGTTGCAAATGAGCCTAGGAAACGTAACAATGTCGAGTATTGGGGGCGTGAACTTGCCGAAAATTTCTTCAACAGTTATAAATCCGATGGTTCTGAAAAATATGAACTGGTTGTCGCTGCTGTCATGTATTATGCCAAGTATGTTGAGAACTATCACCTGTTGAACGTTCTTTCAGATTCTTGGATTAAGACAAAGACAGATTTAAAAGGGGGTAAATATACTGTGGTTTTTAAGAAAATTGCAGCTAATATGTTAAACAAATATTTTAAGTGAAGTTATGGGCTACTTTAATCCTTCAACAATAAATACCACCTTGTACAATATTGTATTGGACAAGAAGATTGCTGACGATGTATATAAGGTGCAGCGTCCTGCAAGTGTTGATGATAAGGTAACTAGTTTTATTGTCGTAAACAACAATACAAGAATTGTCAGCAATACCGAGGGCGGCCCTTATGGTCACTTCGGGAAAGGCGAAACAATGGCTACGGTTACTCTGTTTGTAAGGGCATTGCCCGGGAACGTATATCCGTCTGTCATGGATGCGTTGAGTGAGAAAATGGTAGAACTGTTCCCGCAAAAGACTGTGCAGCTTCATTTCGAGATATTTAATGTTTTACCACCAATGTTTGACGGGGTTGGGTTCTATTATATGTCCGTCCTGTTGAATGTTGACATTTCAAAGGATTAGCCGCATGAAAAACGTGAGAAAAAACAGTGGAGGCGCATCGGTAGATACGCTCTCAACAATTAACAATAACTTTTTAAATACAGAAAATAGAATGGCACGAGTAAATTTAGACACCAGCCCTGCTTACTTGAACGGGCAGTCGGCTGCTTTGACATTTGATGCGATTGAGATTACCGATGAAACTCAATATTCAAGTTTTAAGAATCCGAAGATTCTTCCCAATATTGAATCTGGTACTACGGAATCCGCTGGTACTGACGCTGATACTTCTGAAACAAAGAACGAGCAGGGTGCTACCGTATTCCAGAATATCACACCGGGTACTATGGCATTTACTTTTACAGGTATGTCCACTTCAAAAGCTGCTTTCGCTTTCTTTACACAAGGGAACGAAGCCAAGGCTGAGTTGGAATTAAGTAATTTAACTGATACTGTTGATGCTTTCGGTAAGGGAACTTCTCAGAGACTGAAAGCGTTTGGTGCAAGCTCATTCAAGCAGTTTGTACGTCCTATCGGTATTATCAACGGTACTGGTGACCGTATGATCTTCTTCCCGAAGGCATCATGGGCTGTCAGCTTCACAGGTGCTCCAAGTAACGCTGGATACCTTGGATTCTCCGTTACTGTGACAGCATTGGAAGTTAACACTCAGTATTTGAAAACCATGATGGTTCTTGAACTTGACAATTCGGGTGTCGGTGGTTGATGTAGACGGGTGATGAATTATTAGCCGGGCGTTTTCGTCCGGCTTTTATTGTTTTTTAACTGATTGTGTTTGATTTTTGTTAACCTTTGTTGTATTTTTGCTGTAAAAAATAACACCATGACAGATAAAGAATTGTCTGATAAATTAAAGCAAAAGGCTATAAGTCTTGGAGCTTGCGAAAAAGGATTGAACGAATGGGGTAACCTAGATAAATATGAATTATGCGAGATGTATATTAGATACATTGATTTCTGCCTGCTTAACAGATACCCGTCAAATGAAATAATCAAGAAGGAGTTTGCAGGATTTAGGGAGAAGTTTAATGTATTCGTTGATGATACAAACCTGTTCATAAGCAATCCTAAATGGTCTATTTTTAATGGTTCGTGTGATTGTGTTGTCACATTCAACGATTTCGGTATAGGAGAAATGTATGTCAAGGATAACAGCCGTGTAAGCCTTGTTGCGCTTGATAACAGCATAGTTCATGTTTCTTTGATTGACGATGCCAAACTTGATATTGTATCGTCTAAATATACAAGGGTATTCGTTTATACAAATACTCCAAAGAACATATCAAAGGTAGATGTGAAAGGGAAATTAATGATTAAACCGTTCAAGTTAGTTTAAAAATGGGAATATTCAACTGGAAACAACCTGACTTAGATGATCAGATAAAGATGCAGAAGTTTGCCACTCATAAATATAAAGAAGTTATGGTTGGTAACAAGAAATTTAAAATACGCGGTCTTCGTTTGGGAGCATACGATTATATTGTGGATAAACTGCTGATTCGTGATATTATCAATCCAGATACAGCAAAGAAAGAAATGATTGCAATAATGAAAAATGATGCGTCTATTCCATACAAAGTTGCTGCGGCAGGAATATTAAATAACTATTGGTTTTTTGAAATCATTCCTTTTGCAAGACGTATATATGCTTGGTGGTTAAGCAGGCATTATGACCACAAGGAACTCACTCCGTTGATAGAAGCCATCGTGGAGGGGGCTAATGTAAGTGATTTTTTTACAAATACAATCCGTTTAGCGTTCTTGATAGATACGACAGCGACATTAAGCAAGAAGGATGCCATGAAATTATCTCTCGATGCAAAATCGGCTCACGAGGATCTATCCAAAAAGATTTCCCCCAATTCAGAGGAGATTTAAAGCTATTCGGAGGTTTGGTAGTAATTAAGGATTGGGCTTTATTATGGAAATATTCATGGAGTTATATACAAGCTGTTATAATTGATCAACCTAAACTTGATTACCATTTTGAAGAAAAGATGAAGTTATACAAGGCTTCTCTTACAGATGATTTATACGAGAAAGCTAACATGAATGCAAGTGGTTTTATAGGTAGATTCAAAGAGTATAAACCTAAAGAAGAACATCCTGATATATTATTAAAAGACGTTTTGCGATGATAACAAAATATGATCCTAAAATATATCCCCTTAAACTGTATGTTGCAGTGGGGAATGACCAATGGAAAAAAATCAATAGAAAATTTACCAACCACAATCATGACCCGATAGATATATCTAAAGATGAAATTGAACGATGTTATGGCTTGACTATCAATGTAAGAGAGAAAAATACAAATAATTTAGGTGTACTTATTTGGCTATCAAATGATGGCATAAAAATAAATACTGTAGCTCACGAATCAACTCATTATGTTTGTAATGTGTTTGACTATTGCGATATTTATATGGGTTATAAAAATGGACAAGACGAGCATTTTGCATATCTTTTAGGATGGTGTGTAGAATGCGTAATGAATAGTGTTACAAAATATTTAAAAAACAATAATTATGAAGATTAGTTTGTTTATTGGCACTGACATACAAGCGGACACTAAAGATAAAATTAAGGCAATTACATACTAATTTACACATATTTAACTAAATTAGTTATGCCAGGACTAATATCACCCTTGGTAGAAGGGGTTGAGGACGTGGAGTGGTCGGCAGTAGCCGGGGCGGTGAAGCGTCAATATGTATGTGTATAAACGTATATAATTACCTCCTGTTATTCTTAGGATGAAAAAGGATAGTGGTCCAACGCCAAGTTCAGTCGATAGATAAAAATAAGCCCGAAAGTTACACGAACTTTCGGGCTATTTTGTAACCTGAAAACAATATGAAACCGATACCTATGTATCCAATACTTATCAGTATTTTTTGCCATTTTGACAATTCCTGTTCCACCTCTACTTTTACAATTTTCTCTACGGTTATTATCGAATCTTTTGTTACCACCGTTTCTTTTTCCAAAGATGGAATACTGTCTTGTAGAAAGTCTTTCTTGTTTTTCAAACTATGAAAAAGCCTGCCATCCGACATTATTTTAGCGTCTGATACGGCTAATGATGTTTCCAAGTGTGAACTATCTTCAAATGTTGTATGTTGTATGTGTTCTGTTGGAAGAGTTATTATTTTTGATTGCCATACTACTCTTTCCGTTACTGTCGTGTTGTGGTCTACTATGGTTGTATTTGTCGAAGATGGAAGTAGCTTGCGTGAACAAGAACACGACAGTAACAAAAAAAATAGCAATATAGAAAATGGCTTATTCATGTGCGTTTTATTGTTAAAAACATTAAATCATATTATAAATCTGAAATTCATTTATTCGTCACATCAATCAACCCATATGAAATATATTTCAATTTCTTATAAGAAACATCTTTCTTGTTGCTTCCATTGTCTTTTAAATTAATGTTTATTCAACATAAGTCGGGATTACTCCCGTTAAATACCCATCGCCAATGTTGGATGAGGTTTTCATAAGCAGCACCGTTTCACCGAATACGCTACTCCTTTTAACCACTTAACTTAGAGCTACAGACTTGGGTAAACATCCGTAGGTAACTATATATCATTCTCATCCAACGTAGCACTCAAAGTGCTTAGGCTAATAACCTGACTCCAAATGAAGCATATATAAAATATACAGTAAACTTTAAGGTATTAATGTACATGTATTCACACACATTTTAGAACGTTAATCCGTTCGGGGCGATACCAACGCCCGCTATCGGCTATCATAAAAGAATCACCGAATACTTTTCTACCTATATTAAGCGCACCGTTGACATCGGCATTGACACGGCAGATAGCGCAAAGCCTGTCAGAATGGTTGATGTCAAATTTATAAACTAATTGCATGTTAGCTATAATATCCTCCTATTATTGACAATGCAAATATACAATATTGTAATTACAATAGAAAAAAATACATGTTAATATATTATAAATATATTATCTTTTTGTTATTTTGATTTTTCTAGCTATCTTAGCAACTTGAAAATAGAACAAGTATAACCATTTATAATGGTGTCAATTTATTCCTTAATACCATTAATAATTATATATCATGGCTGATATTGATTTAGGAGCATTAAAATTCAAGATAGGACTAGATGATTCAGGTCTTGACAAACAGATAAAAGACATACAGAAGAAGTTACAGGACACTTTCAATCAGGAAATGTCCTTCAAGCCTGTATTGACTGATATTGGTAAGATTAACAAACAATTGTCAGAAGTAGCTGAAAAAATAAAGAATGCAAATGAAAGCGCATCTAAAGTAGGAAATGGTAAATCAAATAAGAAAATGGACATGCTTGTCCAAATCGAAAATTTATCAAATAAAATAGTTGAAGCTACAAGGGAGTATGACAGATTAGAAAAGACTTACCGTAACCTAGGCAATGCAGGCGGAGATAAGGGGATGGCTACAAGAAAAGCCAATCTTGAAAGTCAAAAGAAAGCGATAGATGATCTTGTCGCTGAATTGAACAGATTGAAAACCGCATATTCCCTTACAGCTAACAGTGCGCCTAAATTGTCTATTTCCGATGAAAGAGAACTTAATCTTCTACGCCAGCAATATGAGATGGAGATTGCAAGGACAAAAGAAATGGATAGACAGGCTGCAAAACAAGAACAGGCAAACAGAAGAATGCAGCAAGCCAATCAGAGATATCTTCAATTTTTGTCAGGTCAGTCAGGTCTTGCACTTGGTATGCCGGAAGGGAGTGCAGAAGACTTGAATAGGAAGATAGCAGCCATACAGAAACGTCTAGAACTGTTGACTAAATTTAAGGTTGAAATCCCTTTGAATAGCAGTCAAGTAACAAAGGCTGATACTCTTATTCAAAGATTACAAGGTAGATTGGAAAAATTGCAATCGTCTTTGAAACAAACGTCAACTAATGAATTGCTTAATATCAATCCAACATCTATCAATCAGGCTAATAATCTTATTTCTGAATTGACTAACAGGCGAAATGCTCTTAATACAACTGATGCGAACTATAACCGCACCCTTACTCTTCTTAACAGAAAGATACAGGAGCATAACAAATTTGTCAGTGAAGCGACAGCCTATGGAGTGAAGATGCAGCAAACCAATCAGAAAAATGCTGCAAGCTCTAAAGAATTTACAGAAGAATTGACAAAGCAAAGCCGCATGATGCGTGAGTTCGTGAACACTTTGAAGACTTACGCAGGGTTTTACTTTTTCAGAGATATGTTTCAGGAACTTGTTGCCATTCGTGGAGAGTTCGAGTTACAACAGGTGTCATTGCGTGCCATCATACAGGATGCAAGACGTGCTGACCAGATATTCAGTCAGATTAAGGGTCTTGCTGTAATATCTCCTTTCCAGTTCAGTGATTTGGTTGGATATACTAAACAGCTTGCAGCATTCCAGATACCTGTCAATGAATTGTACGGTACAATGAAAAGCCTTGCGGACGTTTCCGCAGGTCTTGGCGTTGATATGGGACGTATCATTCTTGCCTATGGCCAGATAAGAAGCGCAGGTGTGTTAAGGGGACAGGAATTACGCCAGTTGACAGAGGCCGGTATTCCTGCATTGGATTCATTGAGAAAGAAACTGGAAGAAGTAAGAGGCGTGGCTCAAACTACTGATGATGTGTTCAACGCCATATCAACACGTCAGATTCCTTTTGAGTATATTCGGGAGATGTTTACCACAATGACGGAAGATGGTGGTATGTTCTACAAAATGCAGGAAATACAAGCTGCGTCTTTGAAAGGTATGGTAAGTAACCTTGCCGATTCATACAAGATTATGATGAATGACATAGGCGAGGCGAATGATTCCGTTCTGAAAGGAATTGTTGGAAGCATAACCGATGCAATGAACAACTGGAGATACTTCTCTAAAGCAATAGAGGGTGTTGCTGTAGGATATGCCGCATTAAAGGGATTACAGCTAGCTAGAACAGCCATGCTTGGTAAAGAAGTTGTTGCAATAACTAATGCAATTAAGGCTGAGAAATTACGGGAAGCCCAGTTGCTTAAGCAGGCTGCAATGTACCGAACGCTAACTACTGCCGAGAGATGGAAGATAGCGACAGCATCCAAACTGTCTGCCGTAGAGATAGCTGCTGCCGTTAATTCGGGAAAGATGTCGGCAGAGATGGCAAAACGTATCCTTGCCACGAATATGTTGACACAAGCTGAACGGCACCTTCTTGTCACCGAACTTAAACTGACAGGTGCGGAAGCTGCAAGAATGTTGTCTATGACAAAAACGACAATGTTGATGAACAGATTCAAACTGGCAACATTCGGTTTGACAAATTCATTGAAAACATTGTGGCTTACGATAAAGGCTAATCCGCTCATGACGATACTTACCGTTGCAGGACTTGTGGCGGAAGCGTTTCATGTGATGTCTGCACGCTCGGAAGAGTTCAATCAGAAGATAAAGGACAGTGCAAAGTCTTTCCGCGAATCATACAGTGACTTGCAAAAAGACCTTGACAAGATAAACTTCGACAAACTCACCCCAGAAAACCTTGAACAGCTTGATACGAAACAGTTGCAGTCGTATGAGGAAACACTGACTGGAATATTGTCTAAATATGGCAATATGGGGCAGTATATAATACAGAACAGCAAGAAGATAGATGATCAGAAATCACGTGTGGAATATCTGCAAAAGTCAGCATCGGAACTAGAGCAGGTTTATAAACGTGCTGCTGAAAATGCGGATATAATGTTCAAGGCGGATAAGGCAACATCTACGGGCGTATTTGGTGATTCATTCTCTGATATGCTTAAAGATTACGAGAAATCATCCGTAAAACTCACTTCGGCAAGTAAGGATATAGAAGAGTTTCGTGGTCAGATAGTACAGGCATCCAAGGAAATTATAAACATGGGTAAGGGTACTAAGGAATGGAGAAACGAACTTACCGAACTGATAAACAAAGGGGCTTCGGCAGCTACTATTGTAGAGAAGATACGTTCTTTGGCTGAAACGTCAGGAGATGCACGGACATTTGAAATATTCAAGAACAAAGCCCATTTTGACAGTGAGGAATTGTTGAAGGAGTATGAGAAGTTGAGGATGGGCATCACGGATGAAGTAAAAAAACTTGAATCATCATTTAATTTATTTGCAAAATATACTGAGAAAAAACTTAAAGATGTATTTGGTAATATAGATGTAAAAAACCTTACTGATGAGCAACAGAAACAATTAAAGATACATCTTGATGAATTTGCAGTAGCTAATGAATTAGGGGAAAATGCTAGAAAGAAATTAAACGAACTGGCAAAAGAAAGATGGCGTATTCAATTTGAACTTGATGATAGGGAAGCCCAAGCAGGATTGACAGGATGGAAGAAATCACTTGACGAGATTACAGGAAAAGCGTGGACTATAACAATCAAAACGTCAGATATAAAGACTGTAGAAGATTTCTTTAATGCCGTAAAAAAGGAATATAAGGATTCAAAAAGTACAATAAAAAACTATCAGAGAACTATTGACAAATTTTCCAAAGAGGGTAAACTGAAAAAAGTAGGGGATAAATACGAACTGACAGGATTGGTAGACCCTGAAGAACTTGAAACATTAAGGCAAATAATAAGCGAGTTTAACGCTGCCAACGAAGCGATGTCAAAGGCTACGGGAACAGCAAAACAATTCAACCTTGAACTGGAAAAGCAGAAGAAGAAAGGACAAAAAAGAGATCCTCTTGCTGACCTTTGGAAAAACAGGTTGTCATTGCTTGAATCCGCCTATTCCAAGTTCAAGGATTTGAGCATTAACATAGGTAAGGAAGAAGCCAAAAAGCAGATTGAATCCATCTACGGTTCACAGGCGTTAAAACTTGGCGTAGACCTTGTATATGACAAACAGGCTATTGTTGACAATTACAACAAGGCTGCAAAGGAATTGGAAACACGTGTTCCACAGGATGCTGTTAAAAATGCAAGGAAAGCAGCCGAATTGTCCTCTGAAATTTATGTTGATGCAGCCAAGAAGGTGATGAAGAGGATTACGGATGAGTTTGACAGATACAAGAACAAGTATGACTTTTACAGTGACATACTTGGAATAACAGGCAATACTGATCTCGCATTAGACCTTGCAGTTCAGTTTAGTGGTGACACATCTACTATGGCTGAAAGTTTTGCAGCAGGTATATATAACAATTTGCAATCCGCATTGGCAGGAATGAATCTTGACCTTGGCGTTTCTGTCGTGCCCGACACATCTTCATTCACCTCAATGAACCAGTATATCAATCAGGTACAGGAGGCTATTAAGGGGAATAAGAATATAGGTGATGAACAGAAACAAGTTATCCAAGGTATGATTGACGCATGGAAAGGCTATTTCGGTGAGATGGCTAGACAATATGCTAATGATTTGGCTGAATATGGAGATTATTATACCCAGGTGGATATTATCAGAGAAAAGTACCGTAAAAAGATCGCAACCGCAGAAGGAATGGGTAATACATCCTTGACTTCCGCATTGCAGAAAAGCGAAGAGATGGACTTGTTTAAGTTGACTACCGACTATCAGAACTTCTTCGGTGCTGTTGAAGCAATGTCTATGGAAGCTGCAAATACTGTAGCTGACAAGACAAGGGAAATGCTTAATAGTGCATTCAGATCGGGTGCTATCAGTGCAAGAGAGTACATGAAAGAACTTGAACGCGTGGACAAGCAGATAGAGAAGATGATGAAGAACAATCAGTCTGACTTGCAAACATACATGAAAGATGGTATTGAAGGTCTGTACAACAAGAGATATGATGCTGGAAAGTCAAAGATGATGGCAGGTATGAATGATATGCAACAGGCTATGGCTGACATCAAAAATGCTTCCAAGGCATATGAGGACGCAATGAAGAATGGTGATGAAGAAGCCGCCAATGCCGCTTTGAGTGCCAAGTCGGAAGCCGAATCAAGATATAAGAGCGGACAGGAAGCTGTCAAGACTGGTAAAGGAATGATGGCTGCCGCACAGAACGCTTTGCAGACGGTAAATCTTATCGACTTTATCATAACCAACATATACAATGCCATAAAAGCCATGCAGCAGATAATAGCATCCGTGTCCAACCTTATGGATTCTATGGGTAAGGATACTGACAGTGGTTTCATGCGCGAGATGAACCAGTTCTCGGAAGCTATGGGCGTTATGAATGAAGGAGTGAAGAAATCATGGGATTCATTCAAAAGCGGTGATTTCGCAGGTGCGATAGGCTCGGCTATATCCATGCCGCTTGATGTTATCGCTACGTTTAACAGACAGCATGACAAAAGGCTTCAAAAACATATAGAGAATCTTGAATTTGAATCAAAGAAGTTGACCAATATCTATAATATGCTTGAAAAGGAATTTGAGCACATTATAGACCCGGCAAAACTTGATGAGGTTACATCCCAACAGGTATCAAATCTGAAAGAACAGTTGCAAATTCAAAAGGATATTCTAGCAGCCGAAGAGGACAAGAAAAAAACTGACAGGGAAAAGGTAGAAGATTACAAACAGACCATAAAAGAATTAGAGTATGAGATAAGATATTATACGGAAACGCTTGCTAGCGAATTGTACAGCATTGACTTGAAAGGCTGGGCTAGTCAGATAGGTGACGCTCTTGTCGAAGCATGGCTGAAAGGGGAAGATGCAGCCAAGGCGTACAAGAATACCGTAGCGGACGTTATGAGAGATGTTGTTAAAAGCTGGGTTCAGCAGCAGTACATAGAAAAGGCAATGCAACAGGTACAGACTACATTATTTGGAGCGGACGGTAAAGGTGGTATGTTTGCGGATAACAAGATAGATAAGGATGAACTTATAATACTAGGAAATGTAATGGGTTCATTGGAATCAGCCTTTGCGGAAGCCGGAGGTGTAGTCAATGAGATAAACAACGCCCTTGGTGGTATGCTTACTGAAACGGAGGAAAATGCGGAAGGTCTGTCCAATGCCATTGCAGGAGTTGACGAGAATACATTTAATCAAGCGTTGGGGTATCTTAACGGGATGAGATACGAAATGGTTGTACAAAGCGATCTTCTCCGTCAGTTGGTATCGCTTAACGGTGGTTCGGCAGGAACGGGAGGAACGAACATGACAGCAATACAGCAGTCACAGTTGGAGGTTCTCACCCAGCAGCTTGCCGCAACTATGGCGATAAAGACAGCACTTCTAAGTGTAGTTTCTATCGCTCCAAGGTCAGGCGGAAATGCGATAAAAGTTATTGTAGACTAAAAAATACGCCCTACCAACTTCACAGTTGGCAGGGCGTTCCAGTTTGATTATGAACAGAAAAAATCCAATCACTTGAGGTGCTTGGCGGAATCGAACCGCCGTTATCAGTTTTGCAGACTGTTGACTAAACCACTCATCCAAAGCACCAATTTTTATGCAAATATAGAAAAATAATTTTTAAATTTACATAAACTTTAAAACTATTTTTGCTATCTTTGCACTAATAAACAATGTACACGAATGGCTATATCTAAATATTTTATAAAGAAAGGAAGCGATACGGCAAAGGATTTGTATGCCACATACAGGCTGTATATACTTGAAAGCAAGGGATTATGGGATTTGCCGACAAGAAAGGAAGCCTATGCCGAAAAATGGTATGACAAGAACGGTCAGAAGGTGTACGAACCTGTCACGCCTGTTTACCAGCCAACGGAAGGAAGCATAACATTTGCCGCTTTGGGAGATGTGGAAACGGTAAAGACGAATATCCGTTCGTTCTATTCATATATAACCAATGTGATACCTGCCACTCCCGGTACGCCATACGGTTCATCCTCTTTCTCTATATGGAATGATGTATGGGGAGAATCGGCAAAGCAGGTGATAAGATGCACGGGTTTTGAAACAGGCGCAAAGATGAGTTATCAGGACGTTCAGGACTTGCAGAACCCGGACCGACTTGTGTCCGCCTATACATTTTCGTTAAATTTCAGTATTGACCAACCAACTCTTTAAAGTCCAATGATTTTACAGATTAAAAGAGGAAATAAGGTTATTGCGGAGAGTGCTGATTTCTCATTCAGTTCGTCTTTGCAGGAAGTAAGGAAATTGACATGTGAGGTCGTTTCCGTTATTCCGATACAGTTCAAGGCATATAATTCCAAGAGCGAATCGGAATATGATACAGTTGTATATAACGGTAATACATTCATCCTGTATCAAGCTCCATCAGGAGATAATCTTAATGAGGCTGGTAAATATAAATATTCTCTCTTGTTTTACGGAAAGGAAGTTTTACTGCAAAATGTTGCATTTCTTGACATAGTAAGCGGAACAGGTGGGGAAATAAACAAGATAAGATACACACATGGCGGTCTGTTCCAGTTTTGGGGTGATGCAAAACAGCTTGCAGCACGTATAGAAGCGAATATACAGTCTTACAATGCGTCATTGGGTGCAGGATATACAGGCATTGGCACATGGACGCTCAACGTGGATGCAGAAGGCGAACTGACGGAGGATATGATTGACATAACCGATGGGACTAACCTGTTTGAAGCATTGAAGAACTTCTATGACAAGTTTTATCTCAATTATTACTTCTCAACGACAGCGAACGGTGGGATAATAACCATTACGGACAAGACAAGACCGTCCGTAAACTGGACATTCAAGCAGGGTGACGGTGGGGGTGCTGTAAAGGTTTCCTCTTCCGTAGACACAAGCACACCTGTTATAACCCGAATCATACCACAAGGTGGAAGCAGAAACGTTCCGCCTGAATACAAGAAGGACGCTAAGCCTGCCGATGAATCACGCTATTGCCCGTACATCCTTCTTCCGAATGATTCTGCTGGGAATATAAGATATTATATTGACAGCGAATACGGATTGAAGAACTATGGTGTGAGAGGAAAAACCATATCAAACACGTTCAGTGGGATATACCCTTCCATCAGAGGGAAAAAACTTGGCGATCTGTACCCGTCAGGACTTCCAGAATGGGATACATACAAGGCGGATGGAGAACCAGACCCTCAATCGGGTAAGGTGGCAGGTGAGGGTGCTAGCGCATCTACACGGATAGACAAGATTATCGGTTCTACTCCTATAAAGAGTGATGATAGTGACAGTTTCTTCATTTATATGACCTCTCCCGGATTCAACCTAGGGTACAAAGTATATGAGGACGGTGATTCATCCGACAAGATAAACGACAATGTGCAGCCCCAGTACAAACCCCATGCTATGTTTGACAAGTACAGGGATTTCGAGAGTTTTGATATATATGGTACAAGGGCATATTATGACCAGCCTGTAAAGGTTACTGCCACATTCTCCGGGAAGATGCTTTTCAGTATATTACCTATAGGAAGTGATGCTGTAGGGAAAAAGGTGAAGATTAACCTACGTATGGTTTTAAACCGTGTATTGGGTCAGGCTTCTCCTTTGAAAGAGGTTGTTATCGGAGAGGAAGGTGCTACTGGTATGCTTGAAATACCTTACGACAAGACCGCTCTTGTAGGATATATAGAAAAAGGTCAGAATACGACAGTCACCATACGTGTTGAGTTCACGTTTGATTCCGATGTTCCTGCCGGAAGCTGTAAGATAGGCTTTAGTGAGGAAATGACCTGCAACATACATTTCGGTAATCAGGACGGTTCACAGGACAGGTTCTATTATAAATATGCTTCTGTAACGGACGCGGTGTTCAGTATGCGTACAGGAACTTATACGGGAACGGAATTTAAGATAAACAAAAACGGTATTATTCCTCTTTACGGTGAGGTGAACGGTGATACGGGGGAAACGGAAGAGGATGTTTCCATGTTTAATAAGGGGGCACGATATAAAATATCATGCTACAGAACGGATAGCGACAATGCCAAACTTCCGCTTTATACGGATGGTAAATCTCCTTCAATTGCAGCAGGAACGGAGTTTGTCATTCTGAATATCGTCATGCCCGAATCTTATGTGACAATGGCTGAGAACACACTTGAAAAGGCGGCTCTTGACTACCTGTCAAGATATGACCATGAGAACCGAACCGTTTCACTTGACATATCTAGCGGATTTGTCGCAGAGCATCCTAATCTTTTCATTGACTTCATAGAAGGAAATATGCTAAAGGTAAGGGATGATGGAATAGGCGTATTCGATTTCTCTGATAACGGTCAGATAGTGGATATGCAGTTACAGATACAGTCTTTGGAGATTAAATACTCCAAGGAGAATATGTTCCCGTCATATTCATGCACCATTGCAAGAAGAAAGATACTGTCTTTCTATGAACGGCTGGCACAGGAGAATCAGACCGCTTCAACACAGAATACGACAAATGTAACATTAGGTGGAAGTGGTACGGGAAGCGGAAGCGGAACGGGAAGCGGCGGTGGAAGTAGCAATATAACCAATGCCGATCATGCCAATTCCGCATATACGCTAGATGAGGACACACCTGTACATAACTGGTTCTTATCCGCGCTGAACGATGATGATGCGCAAGGCATAATCAATTTTCTCAAAGGTCTGAAAATAGCCGGGAATTTGGTAAGCCGCATTGTGAAGCAGGGTGACAAGGATGTTACCTACACCGATGAAGACGTAATGAGCGCATTACGTGTAATGGTTGAGATAGAGAAGCTGAAAGAGATATTCTTGCGGAAGGACAAGGAGGATTCCACTAAGTACTTGTTATCCTTACTGGGCGGAGTCTTGATTAAGAAATATGCCAAGTTCGGTGATTTCATCGACTCCATGATTGCCGGTAAAGGTGCCGGTATCTATCCTGACGGGCGCGGTCAGTTCGAGCGTCTTGAGGTGCGCGGTTCCGCAGTGTTCAAGGAGGTCATCTATAACCGCCTGAACGCACAAGAGGGCGATACGTCTTACTCCGAGAACGGGGTCATTGAGTCCGTGACTTTGGAGAGCGACGGAACCTATACCCTGAAATTGCGCAAGCGTTGGGAGAATGACTTTACCGCATTCCAGGAGGGGGATGTGGTCTATGGGATTGTGAACAACCTCTTTTCTACGGGGGAGTATTACACTTCATGGGTACGTGTGCTGTCGAAGAACATAGCGGCCAACTCCATCTCGGTACTGGTGTATCCGGACAGCGAGGTGCCGGGAGGCCGGAACTATCCCCCTACTGAGCTGATGATTATCACGCGCAGAGGCAATGCCATCAATGAGGACAGGCAAAGCTACTGGTATTTGTCCGCCACCACGGATAAATGTCTTGTCTGGCTGGAAGGAGTAACGAAACCTGTCCTGGAACAGAACAACTATTACATGATATTGGGGCGTTTGCCCAATTTGGATTTGTTTGACAATCTCCCCATCAACTATAAGCACTCGTACATATTCGCCCGTGCCGGCATCTTCGGTGAACTTTACCGGGTGGACTGGCAGGGACTGCCCGTACAGGAACTGGTGGACCGTGGCTTTTGGTCGGCCGAAGTCGCGTCCTCTGAAAATCCTTACACCAATACGCAGGAGCGGGCGGACACGGTTTGGCACTACGGCTGCAAATGGAAGTGCCTGATGACGGGAACAGCCGACGAACCGCAATATGCGGCGGCCGGATGGGCGATGCTGGAAGGGAACCCGGAATTTACGATAGAGATCGGCAGCACAAAGGGGTGGTATTTTGATATCGAGACTTTTTCCACAACGCTATATATTATCGGCAAGCTGTACAACCGTGACGTGACAGATCATATACTTGACGCTGATGTGAGCTGGACGCGTGATACCGGGAATGTATCAGAAGATAACGCATGGGCGGTGAAGCGTGCCGGCGCCGGGAAAAATCTTCCTCTGACGATAGATGATCTCGGACCGAATTATACCAACATGCGGGTGTGTACGTTTAAAGCACAGGCGTTATTGCGTGACGGGCAGCAGTTTGAAGTGGCGGAGAATTTTGTAACATTTTAAAATGGTTTTATACAATGGCAACAAAGCAACGAAAAATAGAAATCAACTACCGGCTGTTACAAACCAGTTGTAACATCGAGGTGGTGGGCAGCGTGCCGGACATACAGGTCTTCCAGGCTGACAAAGCTGAATACACTCCGGACTATACGCTGACACCGCTGGTCCTGTTTCCGCGGTGCAACGCCACCGATCCGGAAGCGGTGACTAAAATCGGGGCGGTCAACTCCAGGCTGACCAACATGAAGTGGTACGAGCGCATCGGAACCACACGCACACTTATCACATCGACAAACACAGGCTACAGCATTACGGAGTCCGGTGACAACAAGGGACAGATCACAATGAAAAAAAATGTCACCGTCCTAAAACCCGTCACGCTGGAGTTTTACGCGGAATATGCCGACACACGTACCGGACAGCTGTTTACTTTTCAGATGAGCCGTCTTGTCCGCGCGGTTGACGGTACGGATGCGATCCCCGTATTGACGATAGACAGCCCGTCCACGCTGGACTGGAACCCGGTGCGTGACATCACCGCACAGACCATCACGGCTAAACTGATGGTAGGCGACACGGACGTGACGGCTACGGGCAAATGCAGGTTCTTCTGGTACCGTCTGTTGTCTACGGGAGCGCTGGAGGCGATAACCACAGGAGCGGGTGACAACGACTGGGAGTTTGTATCACTGAACAAGAATGTATATAAGATTGACCGCAATTATATAGGTGATGACATCACGATTGTCTGCAAAGCCACCTATGCGGCTTCCGGGACTCCGGCATCAACCCCGGGCATATCGGACCCGGCAGTCTCTACGGTGATACGCCGCAGGATTCCGAAGATTGAAGCCGACTGGAAGGGCGTACCTACGGGTGTTCCGGATGGGACTTACGCCATCTTTCCCAGACCCGTCATTCGGGATACCATGGGGGTTATCCCGAATCCATCCGCCATGTTTAACTGCCACTGGTACGTCAAGAAGAGCGGAGATGCCGGATATGCCAAGGTTGCCGGCGGATACTCTCCCAGGATACCTTTCAGCAACGGCATGATGTTAAAGCTGGAGGTGGAGGACAGAGGCCCTTACGTGGCGCTGACACAAGGCGGCAAGGTGCTCACACAGGGGGGCAAGGCGGTAGTAGTAAGAAAATTTGGATAACATTAAAAACAATAGAATTATGGCATTTTACATTAAAGTAACGAAGGAGGTTGCCGATCGGTTGCATCTGACCGATATCCGCAACAGGACAGCGGATGGCAATGTATTATTGTGGCAGGCGGACGTGGCACGTTTCCCCGGCGACACGGTATTTGACAGGGCCAAGGAAGCGGGCGGCGTCTGCCTGACCCCGCAGGCGGCGAAAGAAGAGATAGACGGTACGGACCATCCCGTCGAAGTATTCACACCAGCCTCTTGGGGAGAGAGCTCCGAAGGCACGGATAGTACGGAAACAACCGGGGAAGGAGGAGCGTCATGAGTTTGGCCAGCGCGACCGGACAGGTCATATTTTCGCAAAAGGGCGGCGTATACATGCCTGCCATCCAGTGTAACCAGGGAGATCTGTATCAGGAGTATATGGGCGAAGCGTCCGCGCCGACGAACATCGCACCGGATTTCGCTTCGCTCAAGCCCGTCTTGTCCTTCATTCTCACCTCTTCGCGGGTGGCGGAAGGGCTGGTGGTTCCTTCCTCCATGAAATGGTATTTCAATGATGTCGAGATCAAGTTCTCGGGCAATGTCTCCACCAACACGTTTGGCGGTGAGACGGGACATTTCAAGTTTATCCCTTACCAGCCCGGTACGACGGATTACTACGGATTGCAGATCGTCAAGAATCTGGTCAAGGCGAGCGGAGCGGCCTCTTGTACCATCAAGGGTGAAGCCACCGTGACCGTTGGGAATACCAGCGACACCGTCCAGTTCGTCTATAGCATCCCCATCACCAAGGGAGTCGGAAACCAAAAGCATGTGACGATCATTGCCGGAGACAACAAGTATTTTACTTTACGGGATAAGGGGCAGAGCTGTATATTGAAAGCCGTTGCGCGCATGGGTAGCGACGACATCACTACCGGATTGACGTATAAATGGTACAACCAGGTCAACGGTGCGTGGAGCGTGCTGAGCGGAAAGACCACACAGACATTGACCGTCACCAACGATATGGTTGATACGACAGGTGTGTTCAAAGTGGAGGTGTACCAGGGCGGCAAGCTCATCGGTCAGGACACGCAGTCCGTAATGGATGCGTCCGATCCGTTTGATTTGATCCTGAATCCCACGCCCGAGGACGAGACCATCCGGGAAAGTGGTGACACGGTGGTCTATAAGCCCATTCTGGTCAAGCGTGGAAGTACCACCAAGTACAAGGACATGACTTTCTATTTCGTGTTCATGGACAGTGCAGGAGTAGTCCTTAACCCGTCTACTTCCGGTACAGCAGCCACTTCCGGCACGTGTACTTGGGACATGTGCCAGCAGGCAGGAGGCAACGTGGCATGGACCATCACAACCAAGGAATAAGGAGGTGATATGCCGTTGGTGACTAGAACCGGACAGGTCAGTTTTGCTCCAAAAGGTGAAAAGGGAGATAAGGGGGCGCGCATGCGTATGCGTGTATGGGGGGCGTCTGTGTCTTACCTGGAGGGCAAGCAAGGGCAGCAGTTTTACGACATTGTACTTTATGACAACCTGCTGTACCTGTGCATCCGTTCGCATACGTCGGTTTCGACGGAAACCCCCAAACAGAATGTGGCTTCGGGAAAAATAAAATACTGGGAAGTAGCACAGAGCTGGACTTTTATCGCCACCAAGCTGTTGTTGACCGAGAAGATCAAGGCGTCCATGATTGATGCGGACGGTATCAGGGCGGTCAATGTGGACATCAGCGGAAAAATCACGGCGGATAGCGGACGTATCGGTCCGTTTTCCATAGATTCCGGCATGTTGTCTTCAAAAACTCTTTATGAGGGGACGGATTCCCATGTCGGTTTCAACCTGTCTGCCGGACAGATAGAGTTTTATAACGAAAGGACATTTGCACGTGTAAGAATCGGAGGGAACACGAAATTTGTCACAATCGAAGGGATATCGTATGATGCCGGAATTGACATACAGAGTCCGAATGCCATGATCGGAATGCACATCAAAACTCCGAGCATTCCTCTATTCGTGGAGGGAGGTAACATTTTCCTTCATCCGAACAATGACAATTATGTGTCTCTTCATGGCATAGTGGGGAACTGGAGGAACATATCCGTCAGCACTTCCCTGAATAACAATGATGACAATGTGATGTTTATTAATACGGGTAATATAGAAGTGACACTTCCTCCGGATGTTCCGGGACATACCATATACTTCAAACGTATGAGCGGCGGGGTAAGACTGACAGGCGGGCGCATCCTGCCTGCCCCCGGAGGAAAAGAGATGTCCTCCATTAATCTGGATTATGCGTCCGGATTCGTTAAATGTATGGGCAATTATTGGGTTATGTTTTATTGCGGATAACAGTATGAATTTAATTAAGAATATTATGAAAGTTGATTTTACAAAATTTCCCCTGTTCACGGGGATAGACAGACAGGATATGGTGATAGCGGATATCCGTAAGGATATTGCTGACGGCATTTACAGGAACGTGCCCGGTCTTCCGGCGCACGTGCTTGCGGAGAAGATCTATCGGAACGAGCTTGTGGAGCTTGCCGATGACGAGATTCATATACTTGACCTCTACACTTCCGCTTCGGTGGGGCAGCTCGCCGACTCATGGCAGGATTATAAGAAAAACAATTTGGAAACTGGTAAATAAAAAATATTATGGAAAAGATGGAATTAAGTGAGGCGTTGAAAGCCAATGCCTCAATACTGGAAGAACTGATAGGTGTTGCAACGAGTGAAAAAGATGGATTGATGCCATCAATTCAAAGAATGACCACTTCATATCAAAAAGAGCAGCAGAAGTATTGTAAAATTGCCGAATTTGAAAATGATACAACAGGAATATCAATGCTTATTTCAGCATTTAAGAACCATGAAAATTCATCTCCGTCTGTTGTTTTATTAACAGGATATAGCGATGGTCTATCCGTTAATTCGATAAAAAGAGGAACCTATTTAACTAATGTTTATTATCAAAAAAAAGAGAACAAAACCATTGTTTATGTAAAATCATTAGCATACGTGTATATCAGTACATTGTGCATTGGCACGAATGGGGGGCTCAATCTAAGCCATGAAAACAATCTAGATTTACCATCCGGCGCAATCGAAATTCCTATATCTTGACAAGAATTTAGCAATATTTGAGAGCTGGAAGGACTTCTGCCAACAAATGGAATAAAAAGAACTGAATATTATGAAACAATACGGCTAGGAGTATCATTTAGTATAGGTGCTCCTACCAATGAATTCGTATATGTCAGCCATAATGACGGAGAAATGATGATTTATGTTGATTCTACCGGCATTGTTACGAAGATATTCTCTAGTGCTGATAAAATTATATCTATATCACTAAAGGATAATCAGATTATGATAACTGCTATAAATTATGACCTTATAGTTACGATTCGTGTACTCTCTTTTTAACATGGATTTTATCTAAACAGAGAGCTGGGAGGACTAATACCGATTGCCAATTTAGAAAGTAAAGGGCTCTTGAGAAAAGGCGTTCTTTCTCCTATATTGGCTTGCAATAAAGACTCCGTTCAAGAAGTATGTATCGTTCGCCTAGCGAGTTCATCTAGCGCCTATATCGGTATGATATTGTATGTATATTGGGGTGGCCATACAGGTCTGTTCTTTATTAATAGTAAGACTGGTAACTCCTATATCATAAGGAAAGTCAACGGTAGTATAATTTCTGAAATAGAGTTCAAACGAAAAAATGATCATCTCTTCGTTCGGAGTAAGACAAACACAGCTTCATTTCGTGTAAGTGCTTTGTTTTTGGATGCTACTGGGGTTGACCTGTCTTTATCCATGAATATAGTTGATGAGAATCTGGATGATGCTGAAGATATAGAAATACTATAATTCTTTGGTAACATGAGGAGCGGACGGGTGTGGACCGGCACCCATCCGTTTTATCTCATTAAAATATGACTTATTTTTAAGATTATGTTGTTTGTATTTGTTTCCAATCAGTCCAAGTTCCATTATTACATACTCGAATAAAAAATCTGCCCTGAAAATCTACATGAGTTTGCTTGAGGGTGACATCATTATTAGCAATCGTTTCCAAAAATCCGTAATTACTTAATGTATTGGGTTTATTATCCATTGATTGGACTTTATCAACAAACATATATCCAATCTCCTTAAATTCATTAAAATCAGTAATACTACCAGATCTCTTTCTGTACCATGTATCATTTATCCCTAATAGTCCTTCCAGCTCTGAAAAATCGTTATTTTTTTGTCAAGATATAGAGATTACTTTCAAATAAGACGGAAGTGTTTCAACTGTTTTACTATCTAGATCTATCGATTCTCTTGATTGAATAATAAATTCTGATCCATCTCCGTCTAGACCTATCAAGCCTAACCATAACTCATACATATTTGTTTCTGGATTACTGCCAAGATACAATTTAACATTGTCGTTGTTGCCAAAAAATCTAGTAACAGATATTAGTTTATTTCCTTTCCAGTCTATAGCTATTAATGATCCAAGATTGGATGCAGGAGAAGCGCCAAATATCAATGCGACATAATGATTGTACCAATATTTACTTTCAACTAATTTTGTGTATCCTTTAAAAAAACGTCTTCCCAGTCTTTTTTTATCTTCGACCGACATTAATCCGCTTTTATTGCCCGTAGCTGTACCAATCAGTTCTCCCAGAAGCATTTTTTGTGGTTTATTTTGTAAATACAGAAGATTCTTTTAACTTTAAAAACAAAAAGTTGAATATGTTAGAGAAGATCAGATACCGTTTGGTTTATAACCGACAAAACAAGTTAAACCGACAGGGGACAGCCCTTGTACAAATAGAAGCCTATCTGAATCAGAGGAAGGTATACTTTAAAACCAATGTCTATCTAAAGCCGGAATGTTGGAGTAAGGATGGTGCCCAAGTAATCAACCATCCGCAGTCGCAAGAACTTAATGCAATGCTATATGAACATATATTGGAATTACAGGCTATAGAGTTAAGCTATTGGAAGAGAGGTCTTGAATCTAACTTATCCACATTGAAGGAAGCTGTAAGGAAGGGGGTAAAACCCGTGGTTTCGTTTCTTAAGTTCGCCCAACAGGTTATAGAGAATTCTGATAGAAAACCGGGAACCAAGGATAACATGCTGGGCACGGTAGCCACTTTGAAGGAATTTCGGAACGTGATAGAGTTCACAGACATCAATTATACGTTTCTAAAGGAGTTTGACGCATTTCTTCGCAATAAGGGATTGAAGGTAAACACGGTAGGAAAACACATGAGAATACTGCGTACCTTGGTTAACGAAGCAATAAACGAAGGTTATATATTACAGGAGGCATATCCTTTCCGTAAGTTCAAGATCAAGCGGGAGAAGAAAGAACATAACTTCCTGATGCCTGTCGACTTGGAAAAGCTAGAAAGACTTGAACTGCCGGACAGGAAGAACAACAGCCGACACATACTGGACGCATTTCTCTTCTGCTGCTATTGCGGATTGAGATTCTCTGATTTTAAACAACTTACCTGTAAGAATCTCGTAACAGTTGACGGAAAGGAATGGTTGGTCCTAAACAGCGTCAAAACAGGCGTAAAACTCAATATTCCGCTATATCTGCTGTTTAACGGAAAGGCACTGGGCATAATGCGGAAGTACGACAGCATCGAACAACTGGCTGCATTAGGTTGCAATTCCGACACCAACCGAACATTGCAGAAACTGGGAAGAATGGCGCATATTGGCAAGAAGTTCACCTACCATACCAGCAGACACACTTGTGCTACTCTGTTGGTACATCAAGGCGTTCCGATAACCACCGTCCAAAAACTCTTGGGGCATACATCGGTCAAGACAACAGAGATATATTCCGAGGTGTTTGATGAAACAATCATCAAGGATCTGACAAGGGCTAACCAGAAGTATTCTAAGCGCAGGAATGTAAAACAAAATCAAATAAAATCTCAAAAATACCCGGAAAAATACCTCAGACAGTAGAAATCTATAGGAGCTATCTGTTTTATACTTGTTTTTCAGACTTCGGTCCATCTCTATTTTCATTTGTCAATAAAAATACAAAACCGTTTGATTTGCCATATTATTAATTCTCTTCATTTGTCCTGCAAGTAAAAAATATTGCATTAATGGCAATTTGGTAAGCCTTAACAGTGCTGCATATAAAGATAGTACATTGCTTCTTTCTATGGGTCCGGGGTTATAAGCATAATCATCCCCCTTACCGTTTATCAGTAAGGGGGAGTTAATATCGGTTAATTTCCCACAATTAATAAAGCACTTATCACACTCTACACACATTCCGTTGCACAATTCATTTAGCACCTCGTCTATTATTCCATTCAATCTCCTTTCGTTCCAAAATAAATAGCACCAAGTATGACAAACGAGCATCCGCAAAGGAATGCAAATATATGACTAACTATCGGGTTCATAGATATATTTTTTTTAAATTTTCAGCAAATATACGACATAAAACTGTATGCAACCAATACGTTTAACTTTTTTTTAATTATCTTTGCGATAATAGATAAAATTCATAATATGCAGTTTTCCATAGTACCAAAAATAGATGCCGAGATTATGTTTTCGGAAGATGACCTGTCCGTTTTCAGACAATCGACAGACGGTCTGTATTATATGCTCCATACCGAGAAGGTTATGGAAGTGATGCCTATGACGTTGCCTGAGGACGGAACGGAACACCCTTTCCCTTACGACACATACGACACTGGCACAAGAGAGTTTGAGAAGCTGCTTTTATCTGATGAGTGGGTTAAAATGGATGAAAAATGAGAAAAATAGGTTTTTTTAACATAGGGCGTCTTGGGCTTGTTAGAACATGGCAGGTAGAGACGAATATAAACGAAATCATAGAGAAATGGATACCAAAACACATGGTGTTTTGGTATGATATGGCTAAACCTGTGGATGTTTATATTCCCGGCGTTACGTATGCAAACCAATTCATAAATGACGGAGGAAAAATTAAATATGATAGCACTATAAACAAGTGCACTATCACCCATACACCTACGTCTGCAAACAAAAACTTTTGGCAAACTCCATGTTCCCCGTCAAGTGCTGTTTCCTCTTTTAAGATAAGAGTGACAGGACTTCCACAGGGATTTTCGATAGAAAGTGGTATTTATTCTATCAAGATAACATCTGACGGAGAATACGACATACCGGAATATAAGAATAGCGGTACGACAACACGATACCCCGGATTTTATTTGGCGGGCGATAATGTGAATGATGTGGACTGCAATATTGTGGTAGAGGAAATTCCTACAAGACAATCCGTACCTACCAACGAGATATTGAAATCCAATCCTTATCTACAGGATTTCAGTGGGAACAACAGACCATTGAAATTGAATAATTTCCTGTTCGCAGCTATGAGTGGTGTGGGAGGATATGATATATCCAGTACGTATATTATTCCAGATAGGGCTGTTGTGACGGTAACAGACAATAGAATTATACATATTACTAGCAAACTATCCACTACTAATAATATGGTAACTATAGTACCGTCAAATTCTACGCCTACTCATAAATTTAAAGTTACAGGACTACAAGATGGTAGACAGGTTAGCTTAGTTAACAGGAATGGGGGATTCTACACATTTGACAATGGAGAACATGAGGTTACTCTGTCTTATCCCGAAGGTACTGAATCACTATATAATGCTATAGGAGTTACAGGAGATGCTGGAGATATGGATGTAACAATAGAGTTTATTCCTAAGTACCCAAATGCCCTAGTAACGGATGGAGTGGATGATTACGGGCAGGTGCAGAACTTGCAACAGGGAGTTAAGATGCTGTTCTATACTTGTAATAATTTTAGGTTAGGTCAGCAACTATACGACCAAAGAAAAGTTGGGTATGATAACGTAACCTCTAGTTATTTTTCAATTTTTGCCGAATCTAACTCAATAGCTTATAATGCTAGAAACGTTGACGGAAGCACATATATTGATGGAGTATTAAATGAAACTATTATTGCGGATAATCTTCTTGAAAAGAAAGCAATTATAACAATAGTAAATGGTAGTGCTGACAGTGAAAAGACAGGTACACCGTCTTTCTTTTCGTTATATAATAATTTAGGTTATTTTGGAACACTAGCTTTCTATAACTCCATCGGTTTCGATTCCGTTCCCACCAAACAGAATGACGGATTCACCGAGCAGGATTTGATTGATTACTATATACCAAAGGCTATCGTAACGATAACGGTGGTGGACGTATCAGGCTCACCCATACAGGACGCAACGGTCACGGTGGAAGGTGTACAGTACAAAACATTGTCTGACGGTACGGTAAAAGTACGAGGTATGGTAAATAGCACGATGTCGCTGTCTGTAAAGAAAGACGGGTATATGCCGTTTTCTGACAATTCATGGAAGTTTGCCGATTCAAGGATAACGCTAGAGGTTCTTCGGAATACCGTAATCACTGAAAATGGATACAGCATATTGCTTGAAAACAATGGTTTAATACTAACAGAATAATATAATGGAAGATAATCTTAAAATTTCACAGATGCCTCCCGTTGATATCGCTACGGGAGAAGAGATGATACCATGCGTGACGGGGGACCCTAAAGAGAACAAATCCGTCACGGTGTCCAAGATAAGACAAGGCATGGTAATGGACGAAAACTATGTTCATACCGACAACAACTTTACTACCCAGTTAAAAACCAAACTTGACGGGATAGAGAAAGGCGCACAGAAGAATACCGTCATAGGCGTGAAAGGTAATGCCGAACAGTCTTACAGGACCGGGAATGTCAATATAACGAAAGACAATTTAGGTCTGTCTAATGTGGACAATACGTCCGATGCAGAAAAGCCTGTATCCACCGCACAGAAAACTGCATTGGACAAGAAGGTAGACAAGGTGGACGGTAAGGAGTTATCCACAAATGATTTCACCAATGACTACAAAACGCTTCTCGAACAGATAAAGATGCAGCAGGGTAATATGTATGGAGTGGAGATGAGAAGAGGACAGACAGACCCTGTATTTCAGACATGGATAGGAAAGGAAGAGTTCAAACAATCCCATCCTATCCTCAACTCGTTCCGTGTGGCAAAGGTAAAGGACGGTAAGGTAGTAGGATTCCTTGACCAGACCAATTTCTTCAAAATGGCTGACGGTAGCCCGTCAAATATTGTTATTGACGGAACTGATGTAACAGATGACGGAAGTGACATCATGCTTGTAAACACCAAGCCTTTCTGGATAATCAACGGAGGAACGGATGATACGTGTGAAAGAAGGCTTGTCGGTGATGCTCCATTTACATACGGTGGCGATACGGCCATAGAGATAAAGCCGTTCGGAATGAGTATCGGTTATTCCACGATAAAGGATGGGAAGCAGAGATCTATTTTTGACAACACGGTAAAAGGAACAACATCAGCAGGAAATCTAGGCGTGAACATAATGGAAGGAAATGGATGGCCTACGACAAACGTGTCACGTTTTGATTACGAGAAATACGCTAGGGCAAAGAACCCGGACATCACGAAGAACTATCCTTACGCCAATGCGTTCGCCCTTGACCTTGAAGTATGGTGCACGCTTCTGTTCATTAAGTTCAGAACAAAAGACCTACACGCACAGTCTGTTTGCGGAAAAGGAATATCATCCAACGATTCAGCCCCCGATGCGTCAAGCTGGGGGAAAATGACAGGCGTCAGATTCAAGAAGGCGGACGGTCAGACCTATGTGTATTACAATATGAACGGACAAGGATTTAAGGCGTCCGAAACAGGAACGACTTACAATTTCGCCGAACTCATAAACAACTACCATCCTTGCATGAAGATGTTTGAAGCACAGCTTGCCATGTCATACGCAAAGGAACACAATGTCGCTCCCGACACCGAGTTTGAATATGAAAGCACAAAATACAAATATTACAACTTCCAAGGTCATAACGGATTGGCTGACGGGGAGATGTCGGGTATCGTAGCCAAGTTTGTCAATGCAACTGTAACCAGCGGATGGAGTATTCCTGACAATGCGGCAGTGACAGACCGTGAAATAGAGATATGCTTCACACAGCCTATCATTCGCGGACGTATTGCCGGGTGGGGAGATATATGGATGTGGTACAGTGGGATAGATTGTGTCATGCACGATTCCACATCCATAGACATCTATCAGACCTATGACGTGAACAATCTGACTACGGACAATGTAGCCACAGAAAAAAATCCTGGGGAATCTTACGGTTTTGAGAATACGTATGATTTTATCGGTTCTATGGCTAGAGGTGAAGGATATATAACGAAGAACTTTAAGAACTCTCTTATTGGAGAGGTCAAGGGAAGCAATCTTCACACGGGGGAATGCCATTACAACTGGTTTACGGGAAATGCAGGTTCGGGTAAGATTGGAAGGCGTGGTGTTTACTTTGGTGGTCTGTCGAGCAACGGCTTTTGTTCTCTGCGGCTTGGTGCTTTGAACCCTGATCCTTCGAACGCGCTCACGCACCTCGGTGGCGGCTTTCGTTGTACAATAACCCAACCCTAATTTTTCACGAAGTGAAAAATCCCCCTCCCAAAACTTGCAAAATATATTAATAATGTTTAAGTTTGCATAATTAAAAATCTAACCAAATGCGTCAGCAAAGTTAAATAAGTCTGTCAAAGGCGGTTAGTTGAAAAAAGGCGGTCTGTAGAATGGTGGTGTTTACTTTGGTGGTAAGTCGAACAACGGCAATTGTTCTCTGCGGAATGGTAATTTGAACCATGATCCTTCGAACGCGAACACGAACATCGGTGGCAGCTAACGTGCTAAAAAAATTACTGCTATACAGAAGCCTCGTCAGGAAGATGAAAAATGTCAAGACAACCCATTGTTTGAGGATGGGAACTTATTAGTACATTTACAGTTGTAGGTATATGGAAAGTTAGTTATCTTTGGCTTAACGGACAAAGAAAAGCACGTAAGATGAAAAGATTGAATAATATTTTTGAAACGATAGGCAGTGTAGATAATATTATATCTGCTGCTGAAAAGGCAAAGAAAGGAAAGAGGAATCACAGGGGTGTGAGGGATTATGAGAAACATAAGGATGAATATCATCAGAATGTTTATCAGATGCTCAAAGACAAATCATACCATGTAAGCAAGTATGAGGTGATAGAGAAAGTGACTGATGCAGGAAAGGTAAGGGAGATACACAAACTCCCGTTTTATCCGGACAGGATTATCCAGCACAGCCTTTTGATATCCATGATGGACAGATGGACAAAAAGCCTTACACTTGATTCATATAACTGTCTGCCCAAAAGGGGTATTACAAGTAAGGTTAAAAAGCACTCCCTTGTGAGAAAGATGAAACGGACATTGCTTGAAATGGACAAAAACGGGAAAATATACGTTTTGAAAATGGATATTAAGAAGTTTTATCCGTCCGTAAGACACAGCGTTTACAAGAAGGCATATAGCAAAGACTTGAAAGACAGGGATGCGTTATGGCTTATGAATACGCTTAATTACAGCAACAAAGGTCTGGCTATTGGCAATCCTGACGCTCAGATAGGAAGCCATTTGGTATTAAGGTCTTTGGATCATGTTATAAAGGAGCAGTTCAAAGTAAAGCATTATTTCAGATTTGCCGATGATATGGTGATATTATCCCACGACAAGAAACAGTTGCATGAATGGCTGTGGAGGATAAGAAATTACCTGTGGTATGAAAAGAAACTAGAGATGAAGAAAAATTACAGGATATTCCCCGTTTCAGAAGGAATAGATTTCGGTGGATTCGTCTTTACTCCTGGTCATACCAAAATAAGAAAGAGAATAAAGAAAAACTTTGCGTCAAAACGTAATAACCCAAAATCAATTACGAGTTATATGGGTATGTTGATGCACTGTGATTCTAAAAACTTAATTAATAAAGTTTTAGTTAATAATAATAGCCACATGACAAAGATTAGTGACTTAAATATAAGAGTGTCAAGAAAGTTTGACGGAAAGGATATAAAGATAGACAAACTTGTCGATGAGCATATAGACATTCTTGATTTTGATGTAAGACCATCTACAAAGAAGGACAATAGTACATGGGTAAGAATGCAGATACTGTTCAAAGGAGAAAAATGCTTTGTGAAAGGCGGATACGAAACATTAGGAGCATTCCTTTCCCAAGTAGACAAAAGCCTTTTACCATTGGAAGATGTTGTCATAAAATTCAATAGGGGTTATTATTTTGATGGAACATTAGATATTTAAACTATGGAAAGAGGTTTGATTTTTGACGAGAAGCCTGCCTTTATCTTTGATTTAGGCACTGGATATAGCAATGTTCATTTAAACATTGAACAAGTTGACGAACCCGAAACGGACGATATGGGAAATATTGTACAGGAAAAGTTCGTCAAAAAGTGGAAAGCCGATGTACAGCGTGTAAAGAACCCTGTATCATACGACAAAACGGTAGATGCCGCCATAAAGGATGAATTTCCCAACGGTGAGGAAGAAGCGGCTCTCAGAAAAGGTATTTTAAACAAACTTGACCCGGATTATGTAAAGCTGAACGAGTTTGCCGAAAGTGTGAAACAATCTTACTTGAAAGGATATGGAAAACAATGATAAACAACAGATAGGTGGGTATTTCTCCACCAAAAACGCTTCAAAGGATGAAGCGTTAAAAGGTATCGTAGCTGCAAGAATATCAGCATCGGAAGATGTAACCGACAAGGAATACACAGCATTGTCAAACCTTATAAGAGTAGCGACATCGGATGGATGCCGTATCTCATTGGTACAGGAAACGAAAAGCAGATCAAGCAGAATATCACCAACAGGAATGCTTCTCCCGGCAGGAACGGTGGAATATTTTTCAGTCACACCAGGAAGCAAGGTGAGTGTTACGGGAACAGCAAACATATCATCTATCGAGTAAGTCATGGGCATGAATTATAACACTATATTAGCTTCCTTACTTGACGGAATATCTCTAGCATTGAAAAGCGGAAACTCGAATGTTGATGCGGAACAGTTCAACTTCCTTACTGACGCAATAAACAAATCAACTATCATACCGTCTTATTTTGATAGAGAAAATGCCATAAAATATCTCGATGTAAGCGATACAGAATTTGCAAGGCTTACATACAAAGGCACTAAGTTTCATCCCGTACAACCGTTATTATCTCCCGTGAGAGTACAAGGAATGACAAAACCCGTTTATTTGAAAGAAACATTGGATGCTCTTAAAACAACGGGCTTATACGTCCAAAGAAGTCAAGGGGTAAATACAAGACTAAAAACTAGACAACCTCATACGCATACATTGTAACACAATCATCTTTATTCTCCATATTAACCGCTTGGAAAATGTTTTCTTCATTATCCAAAGCGGTTATTTTATATGTTCCGTTCGTCAGATCAACAGTGTCACCTAATTTTATATAAGCGTACTTGTTTCCACTAGGTATTAAATACGTAATCTTTATTGGATTATTATTCCATTTTTTTAATTCTTTCATCTTCAATTCCTCTATTTTAAAATTATTGCGCTAATATACGAATAGGAAAAACAACACACAAGCAAATAACTTATTTTAACAAGTTTAAACTATCTGAAACGCAATAGGTTATACTGCGAAATTTTTATTTTTGTTTAGGCAATCCATGTTGTAAATTTACACTCGTAAAGATGAGTGCACAGTCTTTACGGGAGTTATAATACACACACATTAAATTACAATATTATGGGTTCAGACAAAATTTTTATGTTCGACAATCCTGCCGCTGGAGAAAGCGCAGGTATTATGTCAATGATTCCTGCACTGTTGCAGAATAAAGGATTAGACCCCAATCTTGTAGCAGCCTTGATGAATGGAAACAAAAATCAAGACGCTTGGGGTGGTGCTGGTTGTTATTGGATCTGGATTATCCTGCTCTTCTTCCTGTGGGGTGGTAACGGATTCGGTAACGGGTTTGGCAATGGAGCAAACGGAATCCCTGCTCAATTGAACAATGAAGCAGGACGTGAATTGTTGATGAACGCTATTCAAGGAAACGGAACAGCTATCAATCAGTTGGCTAGTTATTTGAACTGCTCTACTCAACAGTTGCAGAATGCTATCTGCCAAATTCAAGGACAGATTCAGCAAGTTGGTAATCAGGTAGGTCTTTCTTCTCAACAGATCATCAACTCAATTCAGTCCAATAGTGCAGCTATCGGTTCTCAGCTTGCTTCTTGCTGCTGCGATATCCGTACAGCTATTGAACGTCAGGGATGTGATAGCCGTTTGGCTACGGTAGAGCAGACCAATACTTTGACAAGCAACACAAACACTCAGTTTAACATCTTGTCAAGTAAGATTGACGCTCAAACTCAAATCATCCAAAGCGGATTCTGCGAGTTGGAAAAGAGAGAAATGCAACGTGAAATTCAGCAGTTACGCCAGGAAAACAGCAATTTGGCTCTGGCTGCTTCTCAACAGGCCCAGACTGCAAATATAGTTGGGCAACTTAAGGCTCCGTGCCCGGTTCCATCCTATATAGTGCCTAATCCAAATTGCGGTTGTGGATATGGTTATCCGTTCATGGCTGGTTTTGGCGCAGGTTACGCTGCTGGTGACAACTGTGGTTGCAATTGCTAAAGTGTAGTTAAGAGTTCTTTGACTTATTGAATTGGGCTTCGTAATCGGATAAAAACATCCATTGGAATTTTTTATGATTTTTAAGTTTTCCTCTACAACAAGCACTAACAGATCCTTGTGTATATCCATTTCGTTTTGTTTCCATTGTGGAAGGATATTTGGCAATAACAAGTCCATCTTTTAGTTGAACAACAGGTTTACTTTTATTAGTATTTAATTTCCCCTTTTTAGATGCAGAAAGTCTTTCCCTTGTAATAGGGTTATTCATATTAATGATGTTATCACACCATCGCAAATTGGATACATTGTTATTTAATGGATTCGCATCTATATGGTCTATTGAAGGATAATTATTTGGATTAGGAATAAAGGCAGTGGCTACAAGACGATGAGCTGTTATAGCCTTTCTTTCTCTATGGTTTTTATATAAGTGATATTCAAACCTTTTATAATTTTGACTGTCATTGATTATATTAGGTTTCTTAATAGAAAAAGGAACGATTCTAAATGATTTCCCATTTGAAACTTTTCTCTCTAGTGAAATCACTCTTCCAAATGAAGAAACCATATATAATCCTTCATATCCGATTACGTCCTTCCAAATTTCTCCTTCCAAGGAGATGCTCTTAATAAATTCTTCGTTTGTCATTGCTAACTAGTTTTAGTGATGCTAACATAGAAAAAAGAGGGAAGGGCGTTAGCGAACCCTTTTCAATAGGCTGATCACTCCTATCTATCCCGATGCAAAAATACTAAAATTATAAAGAAAGGGAAAAGTTATGAGTTATTTTTTTAATCCTTATATGATGGGATATAATGCTAACCGTTTCAGAGGGGTACATAGACTTGACTTTGGAGGGATACCGTTTGTTCGGACATCTTCTGTAACAACAGACACGACAAATTCAGAGGTTATCTATGGTATTAGCCCGTGTCTGTTCAGACGATTGCCAAATCAAGGTATTTTGCTTTTAAGCGTAAATCATGTTCCTGCTGCCGGATCTGACGGGTATCTTGTTTCTGTGGCTACCACACTGACAAATACCACCTCAACATCCACAAGCAAGGTTCCTTTGGTAAACGGTTCGGGAGATCAGATTCCGTCTAGTGAAATTTCACAAGGAAATAAATACTTTGTCTATTACGACAAATGTAATGGGATATTTCAAGTAGTTAATCATATCGTTGCACCTGCTACTGCCGCACAGGCTAGAAGCACTGTAAAATGATATTAAAAAGTTAGAATAAGTATGTTTCAATCAATACGACAAGGACAGCAGTTTTTCATATTGCATAAAGGGGAAAACCCAAGATGCGATGTGGGTACTGTGGTAAGTGTTTCAAATCCTGTTCCTAAATATCAGAACGGATATACAGCATATCCTCTTCCGCAAAATGAAATGGTTGTGGATGTGAAAGTTAAGGTTGGAGATGATACTCTTGATTTTCAAAAGTTGCCAGCCAATCTTAGTATAGCAGACTTTTCCCAAGTAGGCGGAAATGTGGTTGTATCGGAAAGCAAGGATGCCATCAATGCAGAGATAGAAGCAATGAAAATAAGTAGTGTAAGGGTTGTGGAATCTGTGGAATACCATCAGAAAGTAATCAAAAGCTGCGATGAGATGCTTACAGCATTGAATCCTGCATTTGCCGAAAAGGCACAGCAGGACAAGGAAATGAAGGAACTTAAAGGTGAATTGTCACAGATAAAGGATATACTTGCACAACTTGCTGCTTCTGGTATCAAATTGCCTGACGTGCAACATGTAAACAATAATAATAACAACAACAATAAAAAATAAATACTATGGGTTGGAAAGTATATGGAATGGGCCGTAGCTTTGAAGGTGAAGATATGGACCGGGAATTAGAAAAAGCGTATAAAGAAGGTTATCGTGACGCTATGGAAGAAATGGAAGATCGCTATGGTGAACGTGGCGGACGTGGCGGACGAAGTGGAGGCGGTTATGGCGAAAGAATGTGGGATGATGATGATGAGTACGGAGAAAGACGCGGAGTCAAAGGTACTGGTCCTTACGCCAGACGTAGACGCTAATTAAATTGGTTTAAGCCCGTAGTGGTTTGCTACGGGCTATCTTTTTAAAAACAAAAGCTATGGAAAGAACGAGATTAGATGTATATGAGAAACTTCCTTCGGGAATGGAAAAATATCTTGCGGAACACGGATGGAACTTCTCTAAGAAATTATGTGAATATGCCGTTTCCAAAATGAAAGACAGGAACGGAAACAAAATACACCCGTATGACAAGGATCAAGTGGAAACATTAATGAAGCAATTCAATGTTGAGTTGAAGAATGATGTGGAATACAACAAGGTTTATGTATTGAATATGGTACGTGCCGACTATATGGGTTCATCCATAGTCAATGAGCAATATGCCTGTATGTTTGTAAAAGACTATCTTGACGATGTTGACGGAAGCCCTACCCGTGCTCTTGACGAGTATTACGCAAAGTGTATAGCCTGTGGAACACCTTTCTCTTGGGAGGATTATATCTGATTGCTATGGTACGACAAAGACTATACATTGAGGAATATGATTGGACGGTTGATGTATTCTATTCTGTGGATAAATACTCTTATTTAAGAGCGATATACAGACTTGAATATATTGGCTGTCCTTTTCATTTGCTGAACAGGATAACGGATAAGATAAAGACTGAAAAATACAATTACGGTGTAACGTATTCTAACAATAAGTGCACTGTAATCATTATCAGCCACAGTACGTCTGATGAAGAATTTATGAATACACTAGAGCATGAAAAACAACACATGATTGGTCATATAATTGATCATTATGGCATAAAGCCGTCATCAGAAGAAGCCGGATACCTTGCAGGATATGTAGGTGCTTTATTTACAAAACCTATAAAAGACGAGATTTGCGATTGTTGTAAGAAAAAACTAAAATAAATCATTATGAAAAAGATATTTATGGCTATGATTAGCGGAAAAAGCAAGGAAGAAGTGTATGATATGCTTACTGATTCAGAAAAAGAAATACTGTTTGGTATTGCGCAAAATATGGGTATGTCACGAGTGGAAAGAAGAAAAATGAAAAGGAAGTATGAAAAGAAAAGATAGGAATTTTACTCCCTATCTGTATGGTCTTACTAGTTTATTCCAATAATGAAAGCATCTATTATTATACATATTTTTATTCTTTAGTAAATACAGGTGAAAATTCTTGAATATACCCAGTAAGTTCGTCTACATGTTTCCTTAGCTTGATATTAATCAACTTTAATAGATATATCTCCCTATATGCTTCCGCTAAGCTAATGGTTAATTCTTCCTTATCCATATCTCAATCTCCTTTCTGTTTAATCCGTTCTAGTACATCCCTGTTCGCTTCGAGTATTTCATCAAAAGACGGGATGGGCATATAAGCGACAACTATTCCATGAAAAGAAATTGTATCATACACACGCTCTTCTGTCTCCCATTTCCCTTTTTTATACAATCCAGCAAAGTAACCTCTATGAATACCCCTCCATTCCAGAATAAATACAACACGCTTCCCCTCTTCCGGCAACCGTTCCTTCACACTTATCCAAGGTGATTGCTTTGACTGCCACTCTGCTCCGGCAATAAAAGTTCTTTCCGTAACATCGAGTACTGCATCACGAGAACCTGCATCATAATTGTCCTCTTCAGAATTCACTTCAAAATCCGTTGATTCTAATATTTTCTGAAGATAGACACTTGCCGCTTCTTCTACTGTCTGTTTCATTGTATTTCATCTTAATTTTTCTTCAACTTTAACTATCCGTTTTTCAATACACCAACACAGCATATCATAAACTGCATCAATAAGTTCTTCACCTTCTGTGATATTTATGAAAGACCTAGTGTAAGGATTCATATATAAGCATGTATAGCTATCTGCAAGTTTTTGGATGGTCAGCACTTCATCGCCAATAAAACAAGGTAATTTATTGATAATATCCTGCAAGGTGTAGGTTCCATGATAATAGTCGTAATTCGTATCAGCATCCATAGAGGTTACAACCATGTTGTCTGAATATGATTCATTCCACTCTAAACACATGTTTCCATCACTTGTATCCAGCCCAATCTCCTTCAAGTGCTTCATCTGCTCGATTGATAATACCTGTCCCATTTCTTATCCTCCTCTGTTCTGAATTTTTTTATGGTCATTCTTTTATTAAAAATAGCCATAACGATTAGCGCAAAAGCAACTTTTAATAATTGCCTTTTCCCAATTATTACAATATTACTACGATTAAGTCCATCATCGGTCATGATACTGTACCAATTTTTATAAGGTGGCATCACCTTATAAATATATATCTTACGAATCATCTTTTTAATCTTGTTTAATTTCACGATTTTCTTTTAATTCTTCTTCACTTATATGTGTATTGTGGTTGCCAAGATTAGAAATAGTATTTGTACTATTAGGTCCACAATATAAACACATTTGGGTAAAAGGGGAATATACCCTCCCGCACTTGGGGCAAATCCATCCTTGTTGCCCGAATAATCCACTATTAAAATTTACTTCATTCATTTTAATATCTGCTCAATAAATTGTAAAACATTCGTTTCTTCTCAACGTATTTTAGTCTATTCCTACGAAGTTTCCTTTTGTTATTGGATACAATCATTTGGCAACCTGCAACGCCAACGTAGATGCAATTTGAATGATGTCTATTAGCTTGTTTGAAAGCCCACCGAATCACATCACGACAATATCTGTAACTATCATTTTGAACACCTTCATAGCCTTTTCTCATTATGAAATGTCCAATTTCGTTAGCTTCTTCTTCTGAATAGCAAATGGTAAATATATTATTCATATTTATCTTGTTTTGTTCCTTATTGATCAATTACTTTTTTCAATTTATTAAAAGCCTTCTCTTTATCAAATCTAATCCCATCTTTGAACTCCAATATCAACTCCCAAAGCTGGCTTTTGTAAACATCACCTGCTTTATAGTCAGTCTTATAATGGCATTTATGTGTAGTGGTTATTTCCTTAAATATATTCGTTGCATTAAGATATGCGGCTCCCCATTCTGTAAGCTCTACACTAACGGTATCATTCAAATCTATTTCTATCATAAATATTCCTTTCTCATTAGTGTTACGTTAATCCTCAATGGAATACAATGCCTGCATACACTCAAAGGGGAAAGATGAATTTAAAGCATCATATATTTCTTCCGGTATATCATCTTCGCTTTCAAAATTACCTTCAACACTTTCAGATCCAAATGCTGTTGCAACATGCTTCTCTTTATACTCCTTACCATTAATGGTTACGGTTGTTTCCCATCCGTTAGAGGTTACTTCGATTACTATCTTATTCATTACTAATATGTTTTGATAATTATCCATTAAACTTAAACTCATCCATATATCCCATCTCTTTCAAGCGGATATTAAACTCTTCAACCGAATCATTATTAGGAATGAATTGTTCAAGAACATCGTTAAAAGGGTGAAGATAGTTTTTTAAAATATCATTAGCCTCTTCTTCTCCACGTTTCTTTCCTAATCGGTCTTTGCATAATTCTATGTAATCATCTTTTGTCATATTGTAGTGCGTGACTGTATCAACAATTGTACTAAACCTACAATATAAGCCGTTTGGCTGTTGGGCTATAAATGATCCCATAATTACCTCCTTCTAATCTGTTTTGAATTATTTTTTTATAACTACCGCCATTGTACTAATAGATGTGCCACTCTCTTTAAACTCGCCTGCGCTGATTTCAAACACTTCTCCATGTACTTTTTCCAACCATTCCCGGAACTCAACACATTTCTTTTCAGACGCGAATTTCCAATGCTGACTAGTTATAGCTGCAAGAATTCCACCTTCTTCCAAGCGTTCATACATAAGTCTTACATGGTCTATGTCTTGATTGCCGGAGAATGGAGGATTAGCAATAATCTTAGTGTAATGCCCTACACTGTCTTTCGTAAAATCTTCATCAAGCAATATTACGTTATCAAGTGTATGAAGGAACTCCCTGTTTTCTGGCATCAGTTCATAACATTCAACTGTTACTGACGGGCACGACCGATGAATCGCTTTTATCAGAGCACCACGTCCTTTAGACAGATTTTTTATACTTCTGGCCTTGGAACGTTTTGAATGATAAACCATTTTACGACCCTTGTTGCGAGAAACACAACCTTTTAAAAATCGTCCGGTGATAAAGTCTCTCTCAAATCGCTCAGGCGGTATATATAATTCACTCATTTCTTCTCTGGTTATTGGTTAAATACTAATCTCTTTAAATTCGTATGGAGTAATCTTTCCTTTTTCTTTCACAGAAGAAAAGAATGAATCTGCTGGGCAAACACATTCGGGCATTTCACTCGTATTACAATCGTCGGGAACGGTTGCCAAGATGCATAAACCATCTGCTGGCAGATGCTCACAACTGACTTTATCATCCCAACCAATGTACTTTTGTGCTTCCTTTGCGATATCTTCACATCTATACCTATAATTTATGTAGGCATCATCCGCAGCTTTCAGTAACTTAGATATATTCATTTTCTGTTCCGTTTTTAACCATTTCCCTGATGTCAGGTAAATGATAATTATTATCAATTAAATTCTAATTGCTCTATCAGTCAACTGTTAATCAACTTCCACTAACTCACCGTTTTCCAGTCTATACCATGTGTCGGCCTTTACAATCTCTCCATCAACTACTACAGCCTTCCAATCGACAATATCATACGTATCTTCCACTTCTTCAGCTATGACCAAAATTGCACCTATTCCGCCTTTTACCCGAACATTGTTGCCTCTTGCCACTGACAGACCATTTGATCCGGTTGAAGCCTCTCCTCTTGCCGTGGCAGCACCACTATCACCAGCCGTGGCAGCACCATAATCACCAGCCGTGGCAGCACCACTATCACCAGCCGTGGCAGGTTTTCCCGGTTCCGCATTACACTCGTTAGTACACCGTTCCTTGACAAAAGATACAGCTGCTTTCACAAGCCCCCTTATATCAAGCTCAGCGCCTATTCTAATTTTTGAAGAACAAACCTTGTCACTTTCTGAACCGTCTATTTTACCGCTCTGTTCAACCTCACAAAACCTTGACCCGGCTGGCGCATAGTAACCAAAAACATCCAGAGGGTAAGGACATGCATGAAAACCTTTCTCACATGCCTTTATGTCGCCTGTTTCTTCATACTCCTTACCTACCTCATACTTAAACCCTCTACAAGATAAATCTTTATCAAATGCTTTATAAGCCTTTATTTTCTGTTCCATGATAGTTTTGAATTATATTTGAATTAATAAATTGGCACATCGTATCCCTTTTCAATCAAAAACTTTATTGCGTTTAACCCAAGACGTTCTCCATGCCATTTTTCTGTTGACCACTCTCTATGATAGTGGTAGGACAAATCCTCGGTATTCAAAAAGAAAGTAAATTCGCCACTATCTAGATTATCCTCTTTCCGTGTAGATTTGTATGAACAACATACTGAATATCTAAACATGGTATTATCATACTCAGTCAAAGTTGGATAATTCCAATAGTCAAGACAAGCGCAGCATCCTTGAATTACTGCAACCTGCAAAATATCCTCTTCTGATATTTGCATTAAAGGCTTATCGCCAATCACTATTTGCTTCATTTTTATTCGGTTTTTAATTAGATGCAATTAGTTCGATATGTATATTCATCAATCATATCATCCCCAATAATCTCAGGTAGCTCAAAGAATCTTGTAGCTGGGCAAACATGGCCTTCAATCTCTATACAAAGACCATCACCAGGCATATAGGCACAACTTACGTCATCATTCCAGTTTATATGCTTTTGGGCTGCTTTAGCCACTTTATCGCAAGCTGATAAGTATTCAGCGTATTTGCTGTTTGCTCTTTTTATTTTATTGAATAGTATATCATTCATTTAAAATTAGTTTTACGTTAATTGATTCGTACAGGTATTAATGTACATGTATTCACACACATTTTAGAACGTTAATCCGTTCAGGGCGATACCAACGCCCACTATCGGCTATCATAAATGAATCACCGAATACTTTTCTACCTATATTAAGCGCACCGTTGACATCGGCATTGATAACCTTTCCAACTGCCGACTTGAACAGCCCTCGCTTGATACGCTTGCCGAGATAGCTATCATGCTTGCATATATCCTCCATAGATAGAGCATCACATTTACTTGTGTAGCTTTCCTCATGTTCGACATAGCTGATACCTGCAAGTTCACACTTGTATCTAAGGCAGCTTCTCAACCTCGCAAAAGGGATGAATGTAAACTTCTGATTGTTTACTCCGCCCATATTGACGGATTGCTTCCATCCTTTGTTGTAGCCTACAGCAAGAGTGCCTATATGGTGTGATACAAGATAATCAACGATACGCC